CTATATATAAAATCGTAAATGGACATTCATTATTTGCCACATTTCTATATTCTTCTACTATTTTATGTTCAATTTCTTCAGCACTATCGCATTGATAGTAATCTTTACATTCTAAAGGCCAATTTTCAAAAAAAGCATTTGCAATTGTTTTGTAAAAAGACAAAGGAGACTTATTATCTAGAATTTCTAGATTAGACATTTTATAATATAAAATATTATAAAATATTTTTTAATAATTAATAATAATTAATAATATTTATTATTTATTATTTATTTACCTTCTTTTTTTATTAGTTTTCCTTCTTTTTCTATTAATTGTTTTCTTTGTTTTTCTTCTTTTATTCGATTTTCTTTTTCCTCCTTTAGGATTACCCATAAATTCTAATAAATCTTGTTTAGAAGGGTCATCAAGTGCGTGACTCATATTAAGTTCGTCAAACACCGCATCTGTCGTTACAACACTATTCACTCTAAGTAATTTACGAATATTTTCGTTTTCTGTAAGGGAAAATGCTGTATCTCCAAAACTATTTGTACGATTAACATCAGCACCATGTGTTAGAAGCATCTTTACTATTGTTTCATGACCATTATAAGAAGCTGACATAAGAGGCGTAGTTCCGTTATCTCTCGCTTTATTAACGTCAGCGCCTTTACTTAAAAGTAATTCTACTATTTTTTCATGACCCCGAGCAGCCGCTGACATAAGAGGCGTACTTTTGTCATTTCCCACTTTATTAACATCCGCTTTTCTATTTAAAAGTAATTGTACTATTTCATAATTACCAAAATGTGATGCAATCTTAAGAGGTGTCGCACCATCCTTGTTTCCTTTATTAATGTCAGCATTCCCTTTAATAAGAGCAATTACTACTGGTATAAAACCGCGCAAAATTGCCATTATAAAAGGCGTGTTTCCATCAACATTTGGAGCATCTATGTTGGCACCTTCTTCTATTGATTTAAACACTCCTTGTAAATCTCTTTCATCAATAAAATTAAATAGTTTTTCTTGTTGTTTTTTTGACATTTATATATAAATATATAATAAATATAAATATATTTATTGTATGCTTCTAAAATAAATATAATATTATATTCTTCTTTTATTACGCCTAGTTTTTCTATGTTTTTTACTCTTTTTTCTTCTAGTTCTACGTTTTTTCCTACCACCTTTATCCTTACGAATTTCTTCGGCACCCATTTCTTGATTTTCCTCATATTGTCTTATAATTTCCTTTTTTATGTCTTTTCGTATTTTGTGTTCTTCTAATTTACTTTCTCTGTATACATCATCTAAATATTCAGGCACAGACCTACACGAAAAATCAATAATATTAATTACGACGAACCCTTCTGATTTTAAAAATTCAATGATTTCACTTAATCTTATACTTTCAATCATTCCCTGAATTTCGGATGCTAAAAATTTTTCTCTTTGTGCTGTAAATTCTTCTATTTTTTGTAATAATTGTTTTTCTCTTTCTTCATTTTTTTCTTCAATTGCTTTGTTTTTCTGAGTCATCATCCTAATCTTGATTATTGAATGTATTTCGTTTGCCTTTGCTTTAATTATGTTATCATCCTCTTCGTCAAATAATGTGTGTATTTCAGAACTTTCTGTGACAAATTCTGTTATTAATCTTTTTGGGGTAAGAAAAGGAAAATTTTCTACTATTGCCTTACTATATCTTTTATTTTTTGATTCTGATAATATAATATTTGTTTTCTCATCTAATTCATCTTTATATTTTTTATTTAATGCTACATGTTCGGGCGGATAACGATATCTTGTGTGTTCTAACAATCCTTTATATTCAGGTAATAAGTTTGTTTCTAAATCAGGTCCTAGATTAAAATTTGCTAAAAATTTTTCAATGATATCTGTATTAATTTTTTTTCTATAGCTAACATCTGGGTATTTTATTAAAAATTTGTTTAAAGCTAAATTTGCTGTATATTCATGTTCATAATCAATATTATTACTTGAAATATGATTTAATGATTCTAATACAAATATTCCATTTTGTCCAGCTACAACGGATGTATTATCTGTAAAATAATATATGTGATCATAAAATGGCGTATGTATTTGGTTATGTTTATTGCATTCTATATTTTGTTTTGTATGTTTAAAATTACTATTATTTGGGGTTTCTATTAAGAATCTATCACATAATTCTTTAAATGCTGTGTTATTTTCAGTATTATTATAATGTTCCGCAACTTCGCGCAACATTTGATAACTACTTTTTGTATTTTTATTTGCTTTTCTTTCATCTGAAGCATATAATTCTTCAACAAAATCCAACATACCTCTAGTAGCTATACCCAAACAAAATGGCTGTCCTGCTCTAGAAAATATTCTAATATTTGGGTCCTCCCTTATTGGTGCATTAATTAAATCTTCACCATGTCCTATAACTGCAATTGTAATTGTTGGATATTTATTAGTTGTTTCATCTAAACCTGAAACTCTTGATTGGGCCATTTATAATAATAATAATAATATAATAATTATATAATATAATATATATATATTATAAACTATGAGTTATGAAGCAATTCCTCAAGAAATTAAAGATATAATAAATACTCAATATCCACAAATAAATGATGAACACAAAAAACAACTTGTTGAGCTTTGGAGAATTTTGTTACAAAATGGTGATGAAGAAGAAGCAACACCCCAATTCGTTGCTTTTTTACAAATGCGAATATTTAATCAAAACAACCCTTTAACAATTTCAGACATAATTGATGCGGAAATAGCACGTGTGGAAGGATTAACCGGTGGTAAAAAGAAAAGAAAAAGAGTTTCAAAGAAAAGTAAGAAATCTTTTAGGAAATCTTCTAAAAAATCTTTTAGGAAATCTTACAAGAAATCTTACAAGAAAAGAAAATAGAAAATAAAATTGAATTCAAAAACTAATTATAAGTGTAATTTATAATTTATAAAAAATGATGTTTAAAATATTATTATTAGTTTCTTGCTCTTTTCTAGCAAGTGCGGAAATCTTATACCAGCATAAGTTTCTATTAGACAACGAGCAATGGTCCATTATTGGAAACAAAAACTACGAGCCCGCTGTCCACCAGAGCTACAATATAGACAAGTCCCTATCACATTATATTATGTTCAAAGATAATTTGATAAACGTCGACCATAAAAATAAAAACGACAAAACCCTATGGTATTTCAGGTCGCCCGACATTTTAATAAACGAAGAATATAAACCAGGAACAACAATATTTGTAAAAAAACAAGCGAAAATCCCGAAATTGTTAACATTTACGATGAACAGTTTTCAAGGCAATTTTAATAAACTGAACGAAAATGTGGCGCTTGTTAAGATTAAAAATAAAAACACATGTCTTGTTTTCAAGGCTCCACAATATGACGGCAATTCGCGCGAATTTAATGTGCCATTTGTCAGCGTATTATGGGAAAGAGAACACACTTTTAATAATAATAAAAAATCAGTAACTCAAGAAGAATTAAATAATATGTTTATTGGCACATTTTCGATTGAAATTTTAGGCGACTGGACTCAAGGTATGGAAGTTATTGGGTTGGATAATGTTATTATTATGTAAATTTTACACAATTAATTAATTAATATAATATTGAATTATAGTATATAATGGATATGAATGACGATGATGATTCGGACGACGAAGGCGAAATAATGAATATTAATATTAATAATGGGTTACCTAATAATTTTGCGGATGGTTTAGCTGGTCCTCCTCTTGCTCAACTTGCGGCACCTGCTGTCGCTCCTCCTGCTTTTCCTCAACCTGTTACTACTGCTTTAGCTAGTCCAGTTTTACCTCCTCGCTTTGAACCTAGAGGAGGAAAAAGAACAAAGAAAAGAAGAAGGTATTCAAAGAAAAGAAAATATTCTAATAAAAGAAGAAAGTCTTCTAATAAAAAAAGAAAAATTAGACGCTAACCGTTTTAGACTGTGTAACGGTCACTTGACCGACTATATCCGTTTTTTTTACATTAACAATAGAGGCATAAATAACGACACATTTTGACATCGTTTTTGCCGACGAATTTATCTTACATAAATACGCGCAACGTTTGATTACTTGACGAGGAACCAAACGTAAAATTTCATCATTTTTCAATATTACGTGACAAGATGGCATTTCTGCTATATGAAACCATAAATCAGTATCAGACGCGTCATCAATTATAGACCAATTTTCAGTTTTATTTTTCCCAATTATAATAGTATATGTTGTATTATTATAATTAAAAAGTTCGGTTTTCATTATTTCGAAAAGTTATTTATATAGTATTTATTACGATTATTGCTTTAGGTTCTTTTCTTGTAAGATTTCTTGTAAGATTTTCTTTTCTTCTTATTAGATTTCTTAGAAGATTTTCTTTTTCTATTAGTAGTTTTTCTTCTTCTTCCGCCACTATTTATATCATTAACACTTCTACAACCTTGCCATCCTTTATTAGGTATATTATTATTAGGAATACTATTTGTTACAGGACAAATATTTTGTTTGTCAGGATTTCTTGTCCAATAGTCAGTTATACAAGTGTTATGAAATTTATGCCCATCTAAACAACTACGACAATTTTCTGTATCTGCTATTTCTTCCATACATATAGCACATTCAGCTACTTTTATTTCGCTTTTCATTCTTTCTATTTCTTCTGGTGTATAATATTCATCACATCTATCTTCTATAGTATCTCCATATTTATGTAAAAGTTGATTATACCTTTCACCTTGATTCAAAAAACCATGTTTACACCATCTTTCACTTGGTTTAGTTGCCATTATTATATAAATATTGATATATTATTTTTATAAATAATTTAAAATTTAATAAAAAGAATATTTATTTTTTACTACCACGTCTTCTTTTAGTATTTCGTCTTTTCTTATACGATTTTCTTTTCTTATTGGATTTTCTTCTTCCACCTACTTCTTCTATTCCTACAATTTCTTTTATTTCGTCTGGTGTATAATAAAATCTACCTCGTGATGATGGTGTTGATCCATTATGAAGCTTTGGATCATACACTTCATCAATCTCTAATTTTCCAGTTTTTACAAAATGTTTGCTTGGTTTTCTTACCATTTGTTTTATTTCTTCTGGTGTATAATAAGATCTACCCCGTGATGATGGTGTTGATCCATTATGAAGTTTTTGATCATACACTTCATCATTCTCTAATTCTCCAGTTTTTACAAAATGTTCACTTGGTTTAGTTGGTCTAGTAGCCATTATTATATAATATTAATATATTATTATATTTATTACTTTATGTTATTTTCTTTAATTTTTTGTAATAATTCTTATAATCAGACACTTTATTTTCTAGTACCGCGTCTTCTTTTAGTATTTCGTCTTTTCTTAGAGCTTCTTTTTGTGGAGCGTCTTTTTGAGTATCTTCCACCCCTTCTTGCTGGTGCTACTGGTGCTACTGGTCTTTGGTCTAAAGGTAAATTAATCGCATTTTGTAAGCCAGCATATAAATTGTTAACTGTTTGTTGTGTTTCTGGATCAAGAGTTTTTTTGTATTCGTTCCTTTTTGCTATATTACCCGCAAAATAATCTACAGTATTAACAGGCACAGATACTAGACCTTCTGCTTCTCGGCCAGGTATAATAGAAGTAACCATTTTCTTCTTCAAAGTGCCATAGTAATCTGTTCTAATTTTATTAGAAAGTTCGCTCATTTTTTCTTGTAATTGACTTATAGTATAATTTACAGCAGGTGCCGGATTCATTTTATATAATAACCAAATATAATTTTTACTAAATAAGTTAATTTAAATAAAATTATAAAAACAATTAGTTTCCCTAAAAAAAATTTATTATATGTTAAAGTAAATGGCAAAAACAATATATGAAAAAGATGGTTTCAAATTTGAAAAATTAAAAGATAACGCATTTAACCTAATATTTGACGTGGAAAATAGCAAATTAGCTTTACCATCTTTAATTAATTTTGATTTAGTAAAGTTAATATACGATTTAAATAGTGATATTTATGTCAGTAATAATTTACAAAAACTACCTGAAGAAAATGCGGCAATAATCACTTTATTAATAAAACATTTTTTCGAAGATTTAGGACTACCTCAGCGCTATTCGTATCTTTATATTACACAAGAAACAAATGATAAACAAATTATTTTTAATGCACGTTCAATACATACTGACCCTAGACCAATCGGAATACCAGAGACCGCAGAATTGATGCCAATTAAATATATGGTGATTACTTGTGACATTATAACACAAAATAAAATAAATTTCAATTGCTCTATTGTTTTCGATGATGACCTTAAGATTCCGTCTTTTGCCGAAAAAATAATCGGTATAATGATTCACAAAATATTTACAAGAGTTAAAAAATTTATTAATAATTATTAAAACCAGATAAACATTATTTTATATTTTTAAGTATAAAACAATGAGCTTTGTAAAAACAATGAAAAACGTATTTTTTTTATTTCATGCTTCATGGATAATTTTTAGTGAAGTATTGTTGCATATGACTTTTACTAGTTATATGTTATTTATAGATAGATTAACATCCAGATTAGCATCAATTAATATTTTGTATGTGAAAATCTTCCAGGCATTTGCCTTAAATAATAAGTTAATTGACGAACAACTTAACAATTATTTATTGAAATATACAGATAACGCACCATGGACAAAAAATGATATTGATTATGATACTTTGTATAATTTAGAACAAGACTATAATGTTGCCTTTTATAGCAATGGATTTAAGCCAATTAATTCCGGAATGATTTCTCTTGTATTTAAAGCTACCAATACAAATACGTGCAAACCTATAATTGTTAAATTAAAGCGTAAAAATATTAATGAAACCTTAGATGAAGCAATAGAGAAACTACTATTTTTTGTTTATATGTTATCATTTATACCCTTTTTTGAGAATTATAAAATACCCGATTTAATTAATAAAAATATTAGTATTATTCAGCAGCAAACTGATTTCAAGCAAGAAGTAGAGAATATTGTTAAAATACGGGATAATTGTAAGAATCTTAAATATGTTGTTGTGCCTAAGCCTGTTGTAGAAGTTACAGATAATTATCCTAATGCGATTTTAATGGAATACATAAATGGTGTAACTACGTCCAATGTTAAAGAAGAAGATTTAGAGGAGTTCGCAAAACAAGTTTTAAAATTCGGGTTTGTTTCTACGTTTATTCACGGTATTTCACATGGGGATCTTCATAGTGGAAATATTTTGTTTATTAAAGATGAAGCAAGTCCTAGTCATAAACATAAAATCGGTTTACTCGATTTTGGTATTATTTATGAATTAAATCAGGATTTTAAGAAAAAGTTTTTAGCTGTTTTAGTGGATGTGTTTTCTACTTCACCACGTGAAATTGCTATGAAAATATTTCATAGTGGTTTGATTGAGCCATTGGAAATAATTGAAAATTTACCGAAAGAGCATTATGATAGCATTATTGATATGTTATCTAATATTATTAATGACTCTATGAATGTGTCAAAAAGCGTAACACATATACAAATGTATGATTTTATATATAATTTAAATAATTATATTAATAGTAACAATATGGTAAAACTAGGAATTCGTCCGAGTGACAATTTGCTTAAAATACAGCTTGCGCTAACAATGGCGCATGGTGTTACAAATAAGTTGTGTAAAAACGACTATTTACCGCTTGCGAATAAAGTAATTAATGAGTTATTTCATACAGATATGATTAGAAGTAATGATAATTAGGATATAATTATAAAAATCTAATTATTTTTTCTCTATTGTGACCTCTTTCGCAATCTTTTTAAGAATCTTATTATTATTAGCATCATTATTCGAGCAAACTGCTTGTATCATGATGTGTGAGTAAACGTCAGCCTTATGGGATTTACTGCTGGCGCATTCAGGATTTTTATTTTTCCATTCTTTAACCATCTTACTGTTTTTATTTGCAATATCTTCAATGGCTTTTAACACTTTTTCATTGTTTTCGCTTTCCTTTTCCCATTTATCTTCATCCTTTACATACATGGTATCTCGTTTTGAATCGCTACAATGAACGGGGCGCTCTGTTACATCAAGAGCATTTAAGTTCTTTATAATGATTTTAGAAATACCCTCAACATATCCTATTTTGCCAACGTTTTCAAGGTCACTTAATTGCAGTTTAATTGATTCTACAAAATCGGTAATATTCATCGCATTCTTACAAGTTTCATTCAAGAAAAAATTAAGATTAAAAGCTTTGTTATGTGAATTTGTGTGAGTTGTATTGTTACTATTGTTGTTTATATTATTTTGAGTTCCATTTTCAATGACCTTCATCATTGTAGTTTTAAATTCAGATGTTTCTTTTATTAATTCTGCGTTTTGTTTAATAAGCATTATAATTATTTGATCTTTATCTAATGATTCTACATTGGAATCCGTTACGGTTATTTTATTACAGGTTTTTTTGTGTCTCCATAACCCATTTCTAGAATTATATGATTTATAACATTTTTCACAAATTAAAGAGCAACTTTTAGCAACTTTTTTGTCACAAGTTGCGTCACATTTGTCACTTTTGACACAATTTATATGTTTAACAGTTAGTAAATGTTTGTCATAACTACTTTTTTTAGACGTTCCATAGTCACAAATTACACACATAAATTTTAAAGCAATTTTTTCGCAACTTTTTGTCACCTCTGTCACCATTTATATATAAATAGAGAAAATTCCTAAATACTTTTATTTAAAATACTTTAAAATTTATAAAAAATAAAAAATTTTATCGTCACAAATTTTTCAATTTGGAAAAAGTGATGAGACGCTAAAAAATTTTATGGTCACAATGAAGGATTTTCCCAAGACCTTTTATACTTTTGCAAAAATGGACAAAAATAAATGTCCATTTTTTGTTTGGCCCGCCGACTTTTGAAAATCATATGTTAAAATATATAATAAATTTCCAAAGTAACTTAAAGAAATATATAATTTATATTTTATATAATGTTTTACAAAAAGTTACCACTAGTGAACTTCACACTTGCAACATCCGCACTAATATTTCAAACAACCGTAATATATCCTTTGCATAAAGATATTATTAAACAACTCACTAATTTGGAAAAAAAAATTGATACATATAAAAATAAAATATAATCAAAACTTTATTTTTATTTACTATTTGTTTGTTTACTATTTGTTTTATTTACTATTCAAACAAACTCCTTCCAAAAATCCTTTCTAAAATATTTAAACATTCTCCATTCTATATTATACGAACCCCACTTATTTTCTTTTAATAATTTTTGAAATTTTTCACTTTCTATACATTTAACTATATTATCCCCTTCTTCTTTACTATCTATCGGTATTCCAAAATTATAACAACTTAACCCATATTTTCCTTCATAATCATTAATGGGATAAGGATATCTTCCTGAAGACAATATAACCTTTTTATCTGTTGCGAAATTTTTATTCAAATTCGAGTATTTATACTTTATAGTATCACTATTTGCGGTTAATATATATTTATATTCTAACTTATCATCATCTGTCATCCATTTCATGTCGCTTGAGAAAGAGGTATTCGGACACAATACATTAGTAGTGCCTTTTATCCTCTCAAATAAATCAAAATCAGTATTAGGAATAAAGCTTAACTGGCTGATATTTAGTTCCATTGTATCATTTATTTTTGTAATCCCTTTATAACTTGTCTTTTGTAGCAAATAATAATCGGCTTTTGTAGAACAATTAAAGTATTTTTTACCCTCTTCGTCATTCAAAATATTTAACTTTATCAAATTTTGCGACTTAATTACAGGCAATAACTTACTTTCAGGTTTTCTCCAATTAGGTGGGTGTATTAACACAACATAACCATCCTTTACGCATATTTCAATTGATAAAGTAACGAACTTATCCCATAATTTTCTGCTTCCTCCAGTTCCTGTAGCATTATTATACGGCGGGTTCAAAATAAGAGAATTAAACCCTTCAATTTGCCATTTATTTCTAATATCTAGTTCGAGAGTGTTTCCTATATTACTATTAAACACAAAATCTAATTCCTCTAAACCACAATAGCTTTGAATATGACATTTCAATATTTCAGTTGTAATAAATACATTTAATGCCGTTAAATCAGCGTAATAAATACACTCAGTCATAATAACCCGGCATCGCTCAATTTCATCTGGATATAATTCTTCAAGTCCCTTATAGAATTTATCAAATATACCAAGCACAAAATTTCCTTTACCACAACACGGCTCAAACACTCTTTTAGGAGTTTTCCAAAACTCGTCGGGGATCATTTGTAGCATTACATTAACAAGTGTTACCGGCGTAGGAACCTCAGCATTGTCATTCTTTTCATCCTTAGTAGGCACAAAATGTTTTTCAATTAACTCACGTAGCTTATTCGCAGGTGCTATGCTATAGATCTCACGAATGTTATTAACAATTTCTGCATTATCATCAATTATATTGTTCATTATATTTACTATAATAATATAATTATTATTTGTATTTAATTCAATTTTTTTATATTCTAAAAATGAAACTATTAGTCCTTTTGTTCTCTCATTTATTAGTATTTCTTTAAAATCAAAAATCTTATAGGATTTTGAAATCAAAGCTAAATATGGAAATAAATATTTACATAATTCAAGTGTTTTGTTTATTAATAATTCTTCATCTTCAGTAATTCCTTCTCCTTCTTCTTCTTCTTTTTCTAAATCAGGATCAACATAAGGTGCGTCTACTTCAAACTTCGTTTTATCTCCCTTAGGGCAATCTTGTTGTTCACCTTCTAAATCTGTATTAATTTGCTTTTGTTTTTTTTTCAAATCAACTATCATTTTTCTTAACATAGAGTGCAATTCGTCGCGACAACTTAAATTATCTAATAAAGGAGTGTCATCAATTTCTTTAATAATATTTTCTGCTTCTCTTTGATAATAAGATAGAATCTCAACTGCGGTCATTTTACCATTATTAAACTCGTGGGGGTTAAATAAGAATATATTATGTTCAAATAAATAATGTAATATTTCAGCATACGTTTTCGTTGTTTGCGTAATTTTTCGATGTTTATGGATAATATCCAGTAAATACAAATAAGTGCGCTGAATATTCATATCAACATTAATTCCGATTGTCTTACCATTTGCGGCGGTTAGCGATCTTGAAAATCGCTGTTGCTGATTATCGAGATTATGACCATCATCTAATGATATCGTAACATCACAATCATCATATGTGATACCAACACTGCCTTTATTTCCCAACAATAAAATACAACCCCTTTTATTATTTTCCTTTGTTCTTGTCATCATAGTTTTTATACTCTCGTTATATTCTTCTGATATGGTGCCAGAGTCGTCAATTGAATTAGAGTACTCAATATTATAATCACTCCATAAATTGTGTGTTTCCAAGTAACTCTTCAGTGTTTTTTGTAAACCTGCAATCGTATTATTACCGGTATGAGTTGGAAGATATATAATAAATAACAGAGGATTCAGCTTAGTACTTTGTCTTGATTTATTTGCAAATTGAATTTCTTCTATTTTTTTCATAATTGTTTTATGTTCTGGGTTATGAGAACCCTTCATCTTGTTCTTTGAAATTATACAATCAAAGAACCAATTTAATATATCACGTCCATCCTCAGTTTTTGACAATTCAAACTCCTCATTATAGACATATTCATAATAATCATTTCCATCTTTTGTTTTAATAACGTTTCCGCTTTTGTCCTTTTCTGGTACCGATTTTTTACTTTTACTTTGCGCAAATAATGAACTACTATTGTAACCAAAATTAGTCCCATTTTTTTTATTATATTCATCTATTTTTTTAATTAATTCGGGATCGATGCTGTGTTTTATTAATATTTGCGCGGGGTGCTTCGAGTAATCTTTATCTAATGTTTCATTAGATAAACACTCCATAAATACTGGACCATGACGCTTAACCATAAACTCAATTATATTGTCATTCAAAGAATTTGATCTTAACAATTCTTTCATGTGGCCTTCATCCATAATTTCCCATTCAAAGACATTTGAGCTTTTAATTCCGTAATATTTAATAGTTTTGCTTGCGGTTCCAGAAGCAAATATGGTTAGTTTAATGTTTTTCCGAATGTCTTCAATGTCGCAATCAGCGTCTATTATTTCAGATTTTGTCTTATCCGTTGACCCGCCCAGATGACATTCATCAGTAATAATTAAATCAAATCCAATTTTTTTCAGCTGTTCCTTTTTCGCGATTTTTCCATCAGTCTTTAAAAACTGAACACTACAAAATACAATTCCATGGAAGGATTCATCAATCGTGCCAAATTCTTCTTGTCTTTTGTAATTTATTTTTTTAAAATCAACGTAATTGTCTAAGTCATTTACAAAACTTTCAATCGTAGCAGGAACAGACGTCATTATTAAAATCTTACTTAATTCATTTTTTAATAAGTAGTTACATATGGTTAAAATAGTGATGCTTTTACCGCTTCTTGGCTTGTGAGAAATACACCAGATTTTGTGTTTGTTATTCAAAAACGAATTTTTGAACTTAATTTCCGTCATTTTTTGATGAAGTTTTAAAATGAGTTGTTTCCTTGACGAAAACAAATATTCAGCATTGACATAATCAATAAAGTCGTCAATTTCTAAAAGATTTTCAGGAACGCGACTGCGAAACACATCTAATGCTTTAATAAGGTCGGATTTATCAAACAATAAATTGTTCTCACTTACTATATCTAACATGATTTTATCTATATTTGTACCATTTTTGAATTTGTGTTTTTTTACAATTTCCTTATCTTTGGCAATAAACCCAATTTTGTAATCCTTAATCTTTTGATGGGTCTTAATTGTATTATCGATCTTTGTAACATCGGATTCTTTGAAGCCGTCCTTATATTTAATTGAAAATGGGATAATCGTTTCCCCATTCTTAATTGTAATATCACTTATATTATTACCTCCTCCGGCAATTTTAAGTTTTAATAAATTATTTATGTTTTTTAACTCTCTAAGGTTATCTAACTCACCATCTAGAATTTGTGTGTAATTTATACCGTTTACACCCTTTAGTATTATTACGATTTGCCAGAGTGATTCAAAGAGCCATCCTTGACGTATCGAATTAGTATCTTTATCGTTGTTGTCGGTTATTATTAACTCAAACATTTCCTCACCAGTTAAACTTGTATTCTTTAGCATATTTCGCAATACATCCTTGCGAGTGACTTGTCGGACAAAGTCGTATTCGGCATCATCATCCTCTATGATTAAGATAGGTTTTTTATTACCTTGGACTGTGGTTTTTTTAACTGATGTTGCTTTCATTTTATTTTTATACAATTCATAAAAGTTTTAAAAAACAATTCAAATTTTTTTTAAAACTTTTTAAACTTTTTTATAAAATTGAAAGTAAATAAACAAAAACAAATTAACGTATAAAATTATAGAAATGGCACTTAATAGTTCAAATATTCCTCCTACTTTCATCTTTATTGACGGCAGTTACTTTTGCTTTTATAGATACCATTCATTGCTGAATTGGTGGAAAAACGCATACCCGGAAGAGCCACTTGCGGACCCTTTTCAAAGTCAAAAGTTTGTGGATAAATTCATAAAGACGTTTATTGAAAACGTTGAAGAAATCCCAAAAAAACTGGGACTACACAAAGACAAATTCAAACCTATTTTAATTGTTGGAAAGGATTGTAAGAGAGAACATATATGGAGGACAAAGTTGTTTCCGGAATATAAAGGCACTCGGGTTAAAGAAGATGGATTTATGGGTGGCCCATTTTTCAAAATGGTGTATCAAGACGAATTATTTGTTAAAGGTGGAGTTAAGGCTGTTTTAAAACATCCTCATTTAGAAGCCGATGATTGTATTGCCATTTCAGTAAAACATGTATTAAATAATTATCCAGACGCGCAAATCTATATTATAACTAGCGACAAGGATTATTTACAATTGGCGAGACCTAACGTTCAAATATTTAGTTTAGCATATAAGAAGCTAACAGACCAGAAAAGCAGTACAGGGAATCCAGAATGCGATCTATTTTGTAAAATAGTAATGGGCGACATTAGTGATAATATTAAGTCAGTATTGAAGAAATGCGGTCCGAAAACAGCGTTAAAATGCTATGAAAATCGCGCGTATTTTGACGAAAAAATGAAAACCGAAAATGCGTATGAATTGTATAACTTGAATGAAACCTTGGTTGATTTTAATAAAATACCGCAAGAATTAGTTGATGAATTTCTGGAAAGTTTAAAATCTTAAATAATAAATAATATTATAATTTATTATATAAATGACAACAAAGTTTATAACAAATAACGAAGAAATAAAAAATGGGTTATTAGAAATGGGTATTAAAGAATTTAGTATATCATCAAACTCATCACAAGAAAATAGACAACATATAAGAAGACATATTGAAGTAACACAGGAGAATTTTTGTAGACACGTGAAAAATAATGAAGATATTGGTCTTGATTTATTAGATAATTTGATGGATGAAAAAAAAACATCTATTTTTTTTCATGCTGGGTACAAAATACCAGGGTTGTTAAATTTTAACATAATAACAGTTGACAATTCAAAAATAATAGTAATACATAATATTTGTGTGCCTCAAGGTGAAGAAAAGGGAACTGGTAGAAAATTAATAGATTGTGTAAAAGCTTTAGCCACAAAATTAGGAATACAAAAAATAGCTGTTTTACCGATTGAAACTTCTAAGAATTTTTATATAAAACAAGGGTTTATTGAGGAGGATGGATTAAATGGATATCTTATATATGAATTAAAAGGTGGTAAAAGAAAATCCAGAAAATCTATAAAATCTAGAAAATATAGAAAATCCAGAAAATATAAGCACAAATAAATTATTTATTTTCTGCTATACGATTTTCTTTTCTTATTTGTTCTTCTTTTTTTGATTGTTCTTCTTTTTCTTTTTCCTCCGTTTAACGAACCAAGTTCAACAAAAACATTAAAATAATTTTTTTTGAAGAAGTTTCTATTATCAGATTTCAATATAATATCCTTGTATTCGTTTAACTTTGCTGATAAGTTCTGGCTAAAAACTTTTCCATCTCGTCCAGCCTCAAAATCAACAACCTTTTTACCTTTTGTTTTAAAAAAATCATATATTTTCGATTTTAATTCTGACACAGAAGTATCAAAAGTAACCGGAAAAAAATTATAAAAGTCATTACTATACATATGATCTCTCCCTTTGTCAGGGTCATCTACAATTATATCCACATTAATTCTATTATCTTCCATTATAATATAATTGTATAAAATAAATTAAACTCCAGTTAAATTTATTTCTCTTTCTAAATGATTTATTTTCTTAATAATAATAGCAACCTTTTTTTTCCATATTTCAATGGATCTCTTTCTCTCATAGATCTATATTTTTCACGTTTCTCATCATCTTCTCTATAAATAATTTCATTTCTAATATCCTTCATTAAATCTACAATTTGATGCCTTTTAGATCCTTCGTCATAATAATAATAACTTAAAGAATAAATTGATTTTTCATCAATTTTGTTAATTTCTGCTTGATAAGTAATAAGTAGTTCTTTTAGTTCTTTTTTTGTTAAGAGTGTAACATCCATCATTTTATTATTTGTATTATTATTTTTTAATACTATTTAAAATATAATTTAAAAATAATTCAATTTTATATTTATATAAAATATGAACGAAACATTACCAGATAATAATACCCAAATAAATCTAAAAACATTTGTGTTAGACCCATTATCAGTTATAATTAAATTAGCCATTATAGGAAATAAACCTGTAGGAACTAAAATACTTATAATAAACAATATTATTTATCTTCAAGAACCAGGACCATTTCAGGCCTTATGTCGTGTTTTTTTCAAGACAAACAAGACTGATTTACAGTATATGTACAATCCAATCGAAATTGCGTGTAAACAATTTTTATCCAAGGAATTTGTAAAAACTACACCTCGCATTAAAAATCTCTTTGTATGTGCACAAAATGGCATTAGAAGGTTAATAGAAACATACAAGACAAATTCGATCATTTGTTTAACTTTGAACTATTTTAATGTAATAATTACAAACCACGTAGAACAAACATACAATGAAACTATTTTCAATAAAGATGGAATGACTAGTTTATATACAAAAGAATTAAATGAACAATTATTTAATTATTGGGCACAGGAAAAAATCAAGGTGGTATTAGATCTAATAGCATTTTTAACAAATGACAAAAGCGCGGCGTCCAATGTAAAATCGCTTGAAAATATAATGGAAACAAATGATATTGAACTGTTCAAGATTTTGGATTGTTAGATAATACTTAAAAATATATATTTTTATTTGTATAATATATCAATAAATTATTAATGAATAATATTTTTAGTGATACAAATAGAAAAACCATAACACAAATAAAAACAGAATTAATAGATTCAAATATTGATTTTAGTGACATAGTAAGAGAGAAAGGAAATAAGGAAAAATATGTTCAACGATATGTAGATAGTCTTGATATTATTAGAGCAACACAAAGACCAACACAAGAAAAAGCAGAAAAAGCAGAAGAAAAACAATTAGAAAAAGCAGAAGAAAACGCAATTGTGAAAGCAGAATCCATATTAGAAACAATGACTCAATCTTTAATTAATGATGCTGAAAATTCTTTAGAAAAGGATGAAATAATTCTCTCATTAGTAATTTTAGGTCATGGTTGCGAAGAATTAACAAGTCCATGGCCTGCGGAATCATCCATTTCTAAATATTTTAGAAATAACGTGCGTGTTTATAGCAGAGCATGTGTTCCTGATACAGTCACATTAGGAAACCTTGCTTCAAATCCTGAAATAATTCAAAATATAAATCATCGATTTTCGAGTATACCCAGAAATGAAACATCTTCTATTGTTAGAGATTATGCCGAAGATTCACGATCTGAATATCAAAAAGATATTTTGTATAATTTAGCACAACATAAAAAACAATCATTAGGGTCACGGTTTGAGAAATTTAGTATTTTTGAAAATATTGAAAGAGCATCTAATTTAAGTGCTTATTTAGCTAATAAAAACTTTGGATTTTACGAACATTCATCCACAGAAAAAGTAAAATTTAATGTTGGTTATAAAACACTAGGTATTCATATTGCGGATATTAGAGTAAAGAAAACAAATAAACATGGCGAAGTAAGTTATGAAAAAATATTTAGTCCAACTGATTATGAAAAAACAGATACGACCAATTTTAATTTAATTTATAAAGATGGAATAACTTTTATTTTAAAAAATTTGTTAGGAATTCCTAAAATGGTTAACCAAGCATTAGAAATACTCGGATTTAAAAGTAGACAAGACCGCATTATGGATTTAACATTAGAACAATTATATGATTTATTAATGCTATTAAATGTAAGTTATGCAAATATAATGGATTTTACTTGTCGTTCTTGTTCCATTGGTCTAATACCTCAAAGTTTAACAGATACAATTTACAATATGGAGCAACAATTTTCGATTAAATCTACGGCCTTTGGTAGGCGTTTAAAGCGTAACAAAAGTAAGAGATTAAAGAAAAATACTCAATCTATATATCATAAGACAAAATATACAAAAAAATTGAAATAATATAATAATATAAAATATAGATATATAGTTATATAAAAATTATGAACCCAACATTAATAAAGCTAAGCACATTTGTTTTAGAAAATGATGCCGAAAGGGCTATATATAATATAGATTCTGAAAAATACATTATACAATCATATTTAGATATTACCAAAAGTTCGTGGTCTAATGGTAAATATTACCTGGGCGGTCAAATTCCATTAAATCCAAATGACGAAATAACACCCGCCTTAATAAAAAAAGCGTGGAAAATGTTTGTTGATGAAGGTGATTATTGTTGTAATAGTTTCGAATATGCGAGTGTATTACAAGCAAAAAGGGGGTTAGTAAGCATAGAAAAAATTGTAGGAAAATACATTGAAATACAGAAGTTGCGTATATTAAATGAATTAGAAAAAACAAAATTAGTAACTGATATAAATGATGTAATTGTGTCTTTTATCTAATATTTATTCTATTATTTATTATATTATTTATTATAAAACCGGCACTATGAATAGATCGTCTTTTACGAAATACGCTTCTCCATCACGTGTCCATTTAATTACAAGCGTAATTATTTCTACCCCTGCTTCAACCGCTTCTTTGAAAGCTTGTCTATATTCAGGGTCTATAATGGACGGCTGAAAACGGTCTACATCGGTTCGTTGTATAACATAACACATTATACAACGAGTAATTGATTCTTTTTTTATTAGCGTTAATTCACGAATATGTTTTAAAGCGCGAGGGCTGACAGGGTCGGTGCTTTTTTTTCGGTAGCCATCTGGGAAATACGCAATTTTTGAATCGTATGCTCGTTCATCATAATTCATTTTCTTCCGGTCTTTAAGACAAAGGTCTTCATAATCGGCAAGTGGCACATTTTTCACCTCCATAATGAAGGGAATATTATTCTTGTCGATTCCAGTAAAGTCAAATCGTGAATCAACTTTGTTTTCAACAAAGACAACCGACTCTCTTCTATATTTTTTACAATCTTGTAAAGATGATAAATAGTTTTTAATTAGACAATTTTCAACTAATTGTTCTGCTAATTTAGGGTGAATACCAATAATTATTTCATTGCCTTTTTCATTAATTACCGCTAATTGAGCGCTGTATACGCATTTTATAGAGTCTTCTTTAGATTTTTTAGGTTTCTTAGAAGTATTATTTAATGGTGCTAATAAAATAGCAGCTCCTGTATCACATAAACCACAACATCCAAGCGCAGCAGTATGAGCTAAAAACTCGGTATTATTTATATTTACATCCGCGACGTATGGAGATTTAATTATTTTTGATGGTCTTTTTACTACTGTTCCTGGAACCAAATTTTCGATTTTCATAATCATCATTTTTATTTATTTTGAATGAATAAATTTAGTATTTAAAATTAGAAATCAATTTTAAATTATATTGATATTGTAATAGAATAATAAATGAATCCACAACCTTTCCAACCATCGCTACTTCGTCCCCGTCCAGGGTATGCTTGGGACTTATCACCACAAAATTCTAGCGGAAATATAAATAGTAATCTTAATAATAATAATAATAATAATAATAATAATAATAATAATAATAATAATAATAATAATAATAATTCCTCTAATCCCCCTATTTCCTCTAATCCCCCTATTTCCTCTAATCCCCCTATTTCCTCTAATCCCCCTATTTCCTCTATAAATCAAAATACTGAAGGAGCTAGTCCTATTGTTAAAGGAAATTTACGAGATAGAAACGGGGCTTCACTTTCTGATTTAGACCCTAAAAGTGTTAAACAATTTAATAGAAGAGGAGGACCAATAGAAAATAAATTTACAACTACTAGCAGGAAAAGTAGCGGAACAAATAGAACAAGAAGAAACCCAGGAAGGAACGTATCATTTTCACCAGATGTTGTTGATGGTTCACATTTTAAACCTAAAAGGGTTATACCAGATAATTCTCCATCAAGTGATGATGATAGTTCTTCATCAGGTAGATCTTTATCAAGGGTTTCTCTTCCGCGTTCTAGTATTTCAAATCCACCTCAAGCTCAAGCTCAAACTCAAGCTCAAAATCAATATGTCGCAGCAAATAATTTAGGAATACCTCCAGACCCAAATAATCAACCTGGAGGACCAGGAACAAACAATCCAAACAATCCAAATAATTCAAACGCACCAGCAAATTTAAATCCAACACAACAAGCAGCTATAATGAACGCAATACAAACATTAATTCCAAATGAATTAAATATTATAATAAATACAAGTGTTCCAGGATTTCAAATAATAAATTATAAACCGAATTATACTTTTCCAAAAATAAACACAGATAACAAAATATATTTTAACCCATTAGTAAAATTACAAAAACATTTAATTGATGAAGTTCCGATAGAAATGAGAAAAGCACAATTTTGTATAAAAGGATATTTTGAATCATTAGTAAATTATCACGGTATTAGACAAAATATTACTTTAGATAAAGCAACCGAAGAAGGTATCGTTGATGACAATATTGAATTAACCCTTGAAAATTTATTTCCAATTGGTGGTAATATTTATATAGGCGGTCAAGTATATTCTATAGCAGATATGCAATGGGTTAAAGGAGACTGGAAAATTGATAAAAAATTAATTGATATAGGTAAATTAAATAATATTAGGAGTAATAATCCACTATTGTTTAATAGCATACTTACAAATATGATTAATGGAAATAATAATGTTAATCAATTGCCTGCTACTGTAAGATATGGAAGTAATTATACTGGAGTAACACAACAGATAAGTTCAGCGGGTCAAAATACAGCACAAGGAACATTAACTCAGCCACAAATACAACAAATACAACAAATACAACAATTTCAACAACAACAATTTCAACAACCACAATTTCAACAACCACAATTTCAACAACCACAAGTAAACCCTTTACAATTTGGACCTGGTAATCCTTTACAACCACAAGTCAGCCCTTTACAAATTGGACCTAGTAACCCTTTACAAATTGCACCTAGTAACCCTTTACAAATTGCACCTGGAAATCCACAGATTTTATCAGCCCAACAAATACAATTACTTATTGATAATTATGGCATGTCAGTACAACAAATTTTAGATCTATTAAACGCAAATGTTCCAATACAACCATTATTAAATAATGCTTCAAATAAAACAAATAATATACCCCAACAACTTCAAATAGCAAATGATCCTCAACAAGTTGAAGAACAAAATGCAATCGCATTATTAGGAAACGAACAGTTAAATCAATCAACTGTTACAACAAATCGTCTAAGAGATTATTTTGGTCACTATACAATTAAAGGAAGCAATTTTATTAATAATTATAACTTTTATTTTGTATGTAATGAAGTTTACAAGCTCATGACTCCGCCATATAAAAATATGATACAAACTTTTTATGATAATACAACAAAAGTTAAGATTATGTTTGGCTCTGGTAATATATCACAAACCGCATACAGTGATTCAGTTCGCGGATTAAGAACCATAAGAAATCCAGGAGACGGTAATTGTTTTTTTGATTCATTATGTCAAGGAATAAATTATTATAATTTAACGGCGAATCCAAGAATACAAAATGGTCAATATGGACTAACTCAACAATTTACCCAGGCAACTTTAAGAAATATTGTAGGAAATTATATAAATAATATTTTAAACAGAAATATTTATGATGAGATGAATAATTTATTTATGGGTCCAGATCAATCTAGACGTGACTTAAACGAAGAATTTCAACATCATGCTCAAATTCAGTTTGGCGCTATAAACGAACAAGAATTTATAGATAATATGAATGAAGTTCAATATGTGAATTTATGTAATATTCTTTTACAAAACTGGTTTGATAATGGTAACAGCACATTTTTAATAAGACCTGTACTAGCAAGACCTAATAATAATTTAGCAAATCCTTTCACGATAATGATACCAAATGCCGCAGATAATAATGCTGAAATAATGAATTATATTAATAGTCAGGATTATTGGGGTGATGAATTAGCAATTAAAGCAATAAGATATACTCTTTTATTAAATGTTTTTGTAATAAATGAAAGAGCAAATAATGAAGGATTAGAAATATATCGCGGTGTAATTCCTGAACTGTTTAATCCAAATAATCAAGGAGAAAGATTTACCCATTATATATTTTTATATAGATCGCAACAACATTATGAATTAGTGACTTTTACTTACTACAATAATGTAAATAATAATCTAATGTATCAAGTTTCCATTTTTACAAATGATATGATTTTACTTCCACCATTACATATAATATTTTTTTTATATGCATTTATTTACGTAGGATTAACAACACAACAAAAACAACAGTGTATTTTTTTACAACAAATTTTTACAGTTATAGATACGGCAACCCAACAAATAGGGCGTGATTTTGATGTTCAAACTAGAAATTTGTTGATTACTAATCCGCCCAACCCAAATAATATGATTCAAGGTAGAAATCCAGGATGGAATTATATGGGTCAAGCAGAAACAAATGAATGTAGGTTTATAAGACTATTTATGAATTTATTTCGTCCATTAAATGATTTAATACTACAAATACATCCTGTACCTCAACGTTATACAAATTATTTTTTTAATACATGGAGAAGATATATTGGGCAATATAGATATAACCTATGGCAATATCAAGGTGGTCAAAATGGCGAGGACGCTCTAGCAGCGGATCCAAGATATGATAGATTCAAATTGATTATTGATACTAATATGCGTGGTCCGCCAGCAGCACAAAGAGGAAGGCAACCTCCAATTCAAAGTGGAGGACAACAAGTTTCATCAAATTATATTGGACAAATGAATCAAATTAACCAGCCAAACCAATTTAATCAACAAAATCAAATTAATCAATTAAATCAATTAAATCAATTAAATCAATTAAATCAAATTAATCAACAAAATCAATTTAATCGAATGAATCAAATTAATCAACCAACCCAATTTCTTAATAATATGAACCAACCAACCCAATTTCTTAATAATATAAACCAACAGTCCGGATATACGAATCAATCTGGATATTTGAATCAATCAACATATTTAAATCCAAGTGATCAATATTATCAAGCTTTATTAAACTTAAATAATGCACAAAATTTACAATATTTAACAAACTCACAAGTAACTGGTATAATGCAAAACTTATCAAATTTTAAAAATACAAATATATCATATCAAATTACAATAGATTTAGAATTACAAAAGGGTGAAAAAATATCTGGTTTTGATTATATTACATCAAAATGTAGAAATAGACGAAATAAAATAAGAAAAATTTATTCTGAATTAGCAGGTTTAAAATATACTATTCCTCCTGTTTATGAAAATTTATTAGATAAACCATTACCAAATAATTCTAAAATTAGCAAAGATAGTGATAAATATAAATATAACAATAATGGATATAAAAATAATGGATATAACAATAATGGATATAGCAATAATGGATATAATAACAATATCAATAGCAACAATAGCAATAGCAATAATAGATATAACAATAGCAATAGCAATAATAGAACAAGAAAAAATCGCTAATACATATTTTATAAATAAAATAATTTTTTATAAAATATTTACATGTAAACTCGTGATTTAATTATATTGTTTATAATCAAACTTTAAATAAGCATCTTTTTGTTCCTTTTTTTGCTTATCTTTTTTAGACTTTTCTAAAAGAGCTATGGCAGCGTTTAATTCACTCTCTGATACAACACCATCATTATTTGTGTCTGCTAATTTATGTAATACTCTATGTTCATGTGGAACAACACAAAGATTACTTTCTTCATTAAATAAATATTCAGACAATATAGTAAAAATAGCTGTCAATCCAAGAGCAGTATAAATATCACGAGTACCCATCCATGCCATAGCAAAGACTAATATTTGCTTACAAATAGTGTATTTCATGTATTCTTGTGCTGATTTACTAAATTCAACAGTTATAAATTTTGACGCAATATTAAGCATAATCATAACAATACCAGCAAAAAATTTATTATTATTTAATAATAATATATGATTATTAATATAACTTAAACTATTTGTAATAAATGAGAAACTTCCATTATGTTCTTTAATATTTTTATCTTTAGTCATATATTAAAATAATATATTTTTATTATTTTAAAATAAATAAACTGAATACATAAATAATTTTAATAAATTATTAAAAAATAAATTGTTAAAATTATTAAATCAATAAAGCCCTGATTTTCTTAAAAATTTTGTAACATAGTTATTTGAATCATCAAAAAAATCTTCCGAATACAAACGAGCTTTTCTTAAATAAGGTCTATATGCTTCTTTCATTTTGGATGTAGGCTGAATGTCAATCTCTATATTAACACCTGGTAAAGAAAATGGTTCAATACTTGAAAACGAATAATTATATAAATATCCAATTATATAAAAAAATAAATACAAAAATATAAATATTAGTAAAAATTTAATAATGTCTTTTAAAAAGTATATAAAACTCCAATCGAATTTTGGTGATTTCATTTACTTATTATATAATTATATAATTATATAATTAATTATATAATTTTTCATCAATTAAAATTTAGAATAACTAGATGTTGAAAAAATGTTTTCATCAAATGGTAATACATTTTGGCTATTTCGTGTTTTATGATTCACCGATATAGAATTTGATTGTTTACCACTTTTAAGACGACTTTCTGTTCCTATTATATCAAAACCTTCTTTTGCTTCTTCTACTTTAGTCTTTAATGATGTTAAATTTGAAGAACTAACATTATTACCACAAGCGTCAGTGGAATTTTGTGATTGTACTTCTGCTATTTTACTCTGTAAATTTGCCATATTTGCGGTTGTATCATTACCACAAGCATCAGTAGTAGCGGTGTTATTACCACATGCGTCCATATTAGATTCAATTCTTGCTTTTATTTCTTCAGTATCAAAACCTTCTAAAATTCCTATTTGACTCCTGTTAAACATTATTATAATTAATAAAACACCAACAATACCCAATATTTTATGACAACAAGTAATAAATATTATAAAAGCAATTAAAAATGCTCTTCCTAAAGCGGTATCAATCAAAAAATTAAAGAACCTAGATTGACTCAAAATTATAACAAGTAATAAAAGAGAAACAATTCCCATATTTTTTTTATCAACTAACTTAAAGTCCATTTATATAAATAATCTTATATAATTTATTTTGAAAATGAATAAATATATTTTATTTAATTGTTTAATAAAATTCAGTGTCTTTTTTAAATTATTATCTTATTTTTTATTAAGAGAATGTCTTTAGCAATGTATGCCGCACCATTTGATGATAATAATGATTCTATAAATAATGAGAATGATTATATAAATAAAAAAAAACAAGCACATAATAAAACACAAAAAAGATATCCTAAAGAGAACTTTGATACATTTGATTCAAATAAAGTAGATAAAGTAAATAATGTTTTACAACAAATTCACGAGAATCTTTCAAATGAGGATGAATCCGGTTTAGGTGAATTTAATCCTCCTCCTAAACCTGAATCAATCGGGGCACAAAGAAAGAAACTTGAGCAAGGAAAAGGTAATATAGAACAAATGGGAAATATGTCTTCAAATAGCGATAATAATATAAGAGTATTAGGAAAATCACAAGAACCAACTTATCAAGAGAGAACAAATGATCATTTAGATTTAAATAATTTTGACTCGAATTATGGTGATCACACTACAGCTGAAGAATATTACAGGAAAATGATACCTGGCTATAATAATCCGCATAATAAACAATATTATAATAATAAAAGTCAAACAAATACACCACCACTTGCTTCAGCAAATATGGGTGATAATTTTAATAACGACTTATTATTACAGAAGATTAATTATATGATAAATTTACTCGAAGAACAACAAGATGAAAAAACAAATAATGTTACAGAAGAAGTTGTTTTATATTCGTTTTTAGGAATATTTATAATTTTTGTTGTAGATTCATTTGCGAGAGTTGGTAAATATGTTCGTTAAAATATGTGAGTTAATTAATATTTATATAAAATACTAATTTTATCTTTATATAAATTATAAGATGTCAGGTGAACAAATTACAACATTTAGTTTAAATGAGTTAGAATCGGTTATGGATAAAGATAGTAAATATAACATAAAAATAAGAGAAAACGACAACCAGGGGCTAAAAGAGTATGGAACTTATTATTATACTAATAAAGACACTAGTAAATTTATGTTTACTAAGGCTGGTACAATTGGCCCACAAAAACGAAACCTAACTTTAGCTGTTCCTTACACATTTGAAAACGGCGAATTTACTATTGACACTGATTATATAGTTTATAAACTTGATAAAGGGTTTGCTGAATTACCCTTTACTGGTGGTAGAAGGAAATCTAGAAAATCAAAGAAATCAAAGAAATCAAAGAAATCTAGAAAATCTAGAAAATAATTTATATATTAAAATGATTTAAACCAAAATTATATAATTACTATATACAATGCCAAAATATATAATAATTCACACAACACATGAAGGATGCTATGATTGTAAGCAAATAGACCATGGAAACATAAAAATAATGCCAATTACTGTAAATACTCCTAAGATTTTCTTCTTTGATAATAAAATTTTAGCATGTGAGTTTTTTACTGACTACATAAATGATGTAGATGTTCTTGACCCTCAATGTAGGATTGGAGATGAAATTGATCATAAGGATTTCTGTACGTGTGGAATTATTGAACTAGATGACAATGAACAGCCAATTTTCTTTTATAATAAGAAAAACCAGATTTTTTTATTAGAGACAACCGCGCAATTATACACGATTCCGGTAGATTTAAAGATAGACGTTAACAATTTAGGTGTATCACAGAGATTACTTAACAGGCGAAAGACATTAACACAACAGCAGAAAAAAACTTACATTGAGCTTGGAAGATTATTATCTGAGGATTGTGTTATTGAAGAAGACGATGATGACACAGACCAAAAAGATAAGTAAACTATAATAAATAGACAATAATAAAAAAAATGATTTAGATTATTTATATAAAAGTAAATATAAATAATACACAAATACACAATGAGATGTTTAAGATATTTCTGCTATTTATTTACAACTACACCACAACCAGTACCAAAATCAGTTATTAAATGGGAAGACACAGTTGAATTTACTTTTCCTATAACTGGTGGTAAAGTTATAAAAGTTTATGATGCGGACACAATAACTATCGCAACAAAATTACCATTTAAGGATTCACCTTTATATAGATTATCTGTTAGGCTAAATGGGATTGATGCTCCTGAAATTAAAGGAAAAGATATTTCAGATGAGGAAAAAGAAGCCGCAATAATAGCACGAGATGTTGTATCCAAAATGATTTTACATAAAGATGTAGTTTTAAAAAATATTCAGACAGAAAAATATGGTCGTGTTTTAGCTGATGTTTATATTGACAATATTAATTTAAATGAATATTTAATAACACATAAATATGCTGTTAAATACGATGGTGGTAAGAAAATAAAACCCGAATCGTGGTTAAAATATATGAATCAATTATAATAAATTTAATATTTTATAAAAAGTATTAAAAATAGTATTTTATATAAAATATATATAATTAATGAAAAATAATGCTATTTATTATTTAAAAAAAAACAAAACAAGAAAACAAGTAAATAAAAATAATACAAAACATAGAAAACAACTACATAGAAAACAAGTAAATAGAAATAATAAAAAACATAGAAAACAAGTAAATAGAAAAAATTTAAAATCTTACAACATTTTTTCAAGTATAATGAAAAAAATAGGATTTATCCATATCCATAAAGACAAAGATGGATTATATGATGGATTAGTGGTTCCAAAAACTCACGCCAATTATTTATTTTATACATCATTTTTTTCTATGCTATCTAGCATATTTTTATTTTATAGAAAAAACGATAATTATATTTATACATTTGCAATTTTTATTACATCAATAAATTACTGGAGAAATCCAATTTATAATTGGAGAAGAACTATAGATATTTTAGTTACATTTTTAAGTTTCTTTTGGGTTGCTACAAAATTTTATATACAATCAAAAATTATAGATGTTTTACCAACAATAATTATTTCATTTTTATTTTATGTGTTATCATATTATTTTCAAGAAAAGTCTATACATATTAGCACATTTTGTCATTCTTTAATTCATATTTATCCAAATATAAAATTTATAATTTATGAGTTAAATGAAGGTTAACTCAATTTAATTTAAAATAAATACTTTTTCAGCTTTGAAAGTAGGATAAGCAAAATTATAAAAAAAATATGCTGTAGGGCTTATAATAGATGGTCTTGTTTTTAATATTAAATTATCAATAATTATATTGTTATCCGATATATTTTCAATCGCACAAAACCCAAAATAATTTTTATCAGCAATAATCCAAAAACTTAATTTAAACCCGTGTATAAAAACATCGTTTAATTCGCTTGTTTCATTAATAGAAGCAAAACAACTTAATACTTCCATATTTTTTTCAACAAACACACACGATTTTCGGTAAAAATAAGCACATACAATTTGATGTTCTAACAAAATCACATAAATAAAAATATTCTTGCTCTTAATTAGTTCAATAATATTTGAAATATCTGTATTAATAAAAATGTCAAATTTTGAACGAGTGTTTTTAATAAAATCTAATAAAAGGTGAAAATTTTGGGGACTTATTTCTAACAATGACAAATTACCTAGCAAATCATTTGGTTTTGTCCATTTAGTAACTGGGAATCCATACGTTGAATACACGCACAACGGAACTATTCCAGTAAGCTCATCTTCTCTCTTAAATAGAGAAACAATAATGTTTTTGTTATTGTACCTTTGATTGTAATGATGTGTTTGAATAATTTGAGGTGCGATTCCTTTTTTTCTGTAATTCGTGTCAACACATAAATAATCGACATAATAAGCATCAAAATTAGCTCCAGTTTTTCCATTAATTACAATATGAAGTGGTCTTGATGTCATTAGACCTATTATTTTTTTATTTGGTATTATATCAGGTATAGAATTTTTATCTGTAGTATCAAAAAGAACACTATCTTCAGTATAAAATGATACAAATGATAATGCGCTATGTCCCTTAAAGTAAGGCACTATATTTGCACTCTTAGGAGAGAAAGTATTGTCTTTATTTTGTAAATAATTTGTTTTAATAAAGTGAATGAATTTTGTGGTTTTTATTTTCGTCATTTTATCAAAGACAATAGTGTCAATATCTTTAAAATTTGTGTATTTATTTACATCTGGCAAATTGTGATCAATAATACCAGGCGGAAAAATCATATACCCAATATTATAGACATGGAAAACAGGTTGTATTGCCCAGAAACCATATTTAATCCTTATATAACCATAAATAAATAATACAATAATGATAATAATTAATAAAATATAAGGTAAATATTCTATGATATTTAATTTATATGCTATATTTGTATCGCTTGTAATAAATTGAAACATTTTTAATTAATATAATATAATAAGGTTCACTTTTTAATTACTCTGGTTTAACTAAAATATATAAATATTGATTTTCATATGCGCATTTTACTAAATTAATTTTTCCTTTAACAATAAATCCGGCTTCAGTAGCTTGTCCTAAAATAACATCTTTATCTTCCATATAAAACTTATGTTCTTGCTTTCGAACTTTTCCATTATTAAATTTAAATTTTTCATCAAAAATAGCCATATTTTTATCTTTATCCAAATTAAAATTAGAGCTATATTCAAATTCATTAAATCGGACCTTTGTTTTTGTAATTCTTTCTTTTGCGTATTTTTGAGGAGAAACAACATACAATGGATTACCAGGCGGAAGTATAGGATCAAACTTTTCCCTATCTACAAGATGAATTATTAAATAACCACCAGGAACTAACCAATCCATAGCATTATTGAAAAATACCTTTTTATCTTCAAAATAATAAATTGTAAAATACATACAAAGAATATGTGTAAATGTATTTGGATTGAATGTTCCGTTATCTAAAGCATTAGCAACTTTAAAACTGTATTCAGGAAAATTCTCTTTGGCTTTTTGAACCATAGATGGGGAAATATCAATACCTATTACATCTAAATTATTTTCTGCTAATTCAGCAACGTGATGACCTGTACCAGAACCCACATCTAAAATTTTACTATTATTTGATGGAGAAGTAGTATTGATAATTTGTCCAATTTCGTAATTATTTTTTACAGAATTAAATACTAAATAATCATAAATTTCAGAGTAAAAATTATCATAAATATCAGTTTCTTTTTTAAATAAAAAATTGTCTTTTTGTTCAAAACCTTCTCTTTTAGGCATTTGTAACGATTTAAAAAAAACTATTAATATTAAAAACAATGATAGGAACAAGAGTATTTTTCCAAAATTTGACATATTTTTATAAAAAGTAGTAATTGAATTTATTGTGTTGTTAAATTTCATTTATATGTATTGTTGTTATTTTTTTTGTATATTTTTTTAATATATGTCAGAAACAGAAATTAATGATATTAGAGATTCTACGGCCTTTAAAGGAATTTCGTTTTCAAAATTTAAAAAGACTGATGTTAAAAAAGAATTGCTAAATAGTTTAATTAATTCAAAGATAGAACCCGCGTGTTATTGGAGCGCCGAATTAATATGTGCAGGACATTATAGTGATTTATGGGAATTGATATTATATTTTTATAGCAAATACATTCATTTAGGTAATCCTAAATTAGCCATTTATTTAGAACTAAGAATTAATAATTTTAAAGATATTATTAGCAATGGATATGGCGGATCTGAAATCAGAATGAGAAATAATGATAAAATTCGTAAATTATTTTGTGAGGTCATGTGTGTATTATGTGATGCTAAAAGGAAACATAGCTTTGATAACATAAAGATTAAAAAAGAAGATTTTGATATGACTCAGATGAGAGATCGATTTAAAGCACCAGATGCTAAATATGCTGAAGAAGTTTTTTTAAAAGAAGACCCTAAAGAATTATATGTTGCTATAAATGAGTTATCATATTGTTTGTCAAGTGATGTGAAAAATGTAATAAGTGCTTGCTACTGGATAGAATGGATAATGGAATATGAATCATTGTGTAAAATTCGAAAAGAAAAATGTCGATGTGAAAGAAGAACTAAAATGCCGGTTGAAAGCAAGAGTCAAATGGATATAATTTGGATTATATGGGATATATTTTTGAATAAGGCTGAAAAACAAGACAAAATAATAAAAAAGGTTGTAAATGCTTTATTGTCATTGTTTACTTTAAAGTATACATCTGGGTGCTGTAAAAGAAGAAAATATATATTATATTTTGTAGTGTCAATATTGTGTGAAAAGGTAAATTTAAATGAAGAAATTATTCGGGAAAAACAGAAAGAAATAATTACTAACGTTATAAAAAACATTGACCAGGTTTATGGTCAAATTAAGAAAAATGAAGAATCACCTGGTATGGATTATTTATTTAAGAATGTAAAATCATCGAATTTAGAAAAAACAATTGAAAAATTAGAAAAAATGAATTCATTTGGTGAAACATTTATTCCACGAATTTAAAAATATTTTAGTAGTAATAATAATTTTCTATAATATAATCTTTTATTTCTTTGTATAAAGAAATTACTACATATGCGCCAAATGCGGAAGAATAACCAATAATAATACCCGATACAATATCCATTTTATTCTATAATAGAAATAAAAATATAAATTTTAACTCTCATAAATTTAAAAATTATATATTAATATTTAATTAATGTATAATAATGCCAAAAACTTTTAAGATGAAAAGTAGTAAAAATACTACGCGTAATCAAAAAAAATATTCACTAACAAATTTTCAAAGAGAAATAACGGTTAAGTTTTTAGAAATATTATTAATGATTAAATTATTTCATTGGAAGACAACTAGTTTTGCTACTCATAAAGCAACCGATGAATTATATGCTTCATTAAATGAGAATATAGATAATTTTATTGAGGTTCTTTTAGGAAAATCAGGGTCTAGAACTGACTTATTAAGTAATAAAAATATAGCATTGATTGATTTGAAATCACAAGAGCAATTGAAGAGTAAAATAGATTCAATCAAAAGCTATTTAATAGACCTAGATTCAAATAAAGCATTGCAAACAATGAGTAATACTGATTTATTTAATATTCGAGATGAAATATTAGGAGATTTAAATAAATTCTTGTATTTATTAACATTTAAGTAAATCTTTCCACTTTTAGAAAATCCACTTTTAGAAAAAGTGGAGCAAAACAAAACAAAACAATAAAAACAATAATAACAATAAAAATATTTATTTTTATTATAATGGAAAATTTTACAAACTCAATAAAAAATTCAACATCATTTGATTCGCCCAGTTCCGGTGATTCAAACTTCAATGATTTAGGAGATTCTATTAAAACTACTTCTACAACAACTTGGATAATAATAATATTAATACTAACATTCTTAGGTGTCAATATATTTGTTTATTTAGCAAAAGGGACACAAGGTCTATCCGATTTTTTTGCCCCAATTATTAACAAAATATCATCCATTTTTGGAGGAGTAACCGGACAAGTTGTCAGTGTTTCTGCTGAAGGTTCTAAAGCACTTGTAAGTACTGCTGCTGAAGGAACACAATCCGCAGTTGGTGCTACTTCCGATGTTGTAAATGCTGGATTAACAACTGTTCAAGAAGTAGCACAACCAGGACAATCACAACCAGGACAATCACAACCAGGACAAGCACAACCAGGACAAGCACAACCAGGACAAGCACAACCATCTCAACAAACCCAGAGCACTCTAAAAAGTCAACCTGTAAATTCACAACAACTTGATATTATGCAGGCAAACACATTAAATAGAGCTTTAAATACTTCAACTTCACAAAAACAACAAGTTAACGGAGAAGATTATCAAGCAGATGATTCAACTAGCGCAATTCAAATGAGCTCTACAACTGGTAAAGCAGGATGGTGCTATATTGGCGAAGAAAGAGGCTTTAGAACTTGCGCCGAAGTAGGAGTAAATGATATGTGTATGTCAGGAGATATATTTCCTAGTCAGCAAATATGCGTAAACCCTAATTTAAGACCTTAAATGTTAAAAAGGTGTCGTAATTAGTTAGTTTACTATAATTACATTGGATGGACCAGATTCATTTATACCGCTAACTGATGTAACAAAAAATGTATTTATATTAAAAACTGTATAACTAATATTAGTAGTTGTATAAGGAACATTTTCAATAAATTGATCATTTTCATAAATATTAAAACTATTTACAGGAAGACAAGTATTAAAAATAATTTTCCATGTTAAAGAAACTTTATTATTACTAACATCAGCCATTAAATATGGTGCGCCAGGGCTAACCGCACTAGTAAACCCTTTATAACCTTGTAGCCATTGACTTGTGCTATTATTCATTGTCAATTTTTGTCTTGGATACCAACTTTGTGTTCCATTTTTCCAGCATAATTCTTTTGGTGGTCCAGGAACATCTGAATAAGTTGTTGAATAACAAACAATATTATTCGTACTTTTTATAACAACATCCGTACAAGGATTTGCTACTGTATTACATACTAAATTACCGCCATCTTTAATAAAATTAGCAGAACAATCTAATGTTAACACCGCATTACTTGGAATAGGTAATTTAGAATAATTAACACGTAATAAACTTGAGGTATTTGGATTTGAATAAGTTTGCGACTGCGTAGCCCATGTTTTTGTTCTATTTGTCCATTGCCCCTTTGCAATTTTTGAATATCTTTGATTTTTTGTTAGATTTGAACTATTTTGTTTGTATTGTAAAACATTACCTTTTAACAACATTTGTTTGTCTGATTGATTTGGTATTGTATTGTTGTTATTGATATTATTGCTATCATTTATAGTGGAACATTCGTTTTGAACACGACTCCACACTCTAGGAACTTGCGGATTATAAGTATATGACATTCTATATATTAATTTTTTAATTAAATTTATATTATAATTTAATTAAAATATGTGTTGCTCTAAACTGGGTTATAGGAATCACCAGAACCGTAGAAGTACCATCTTAGAGATAAATAATTTGGATCTTTCAAAACACTATTATTAACAGAAGACGTACTTGTTAATTTAGTATTTGGTCCCTTTGTTGATATATTCGCAATTTCAGATGTTCCTAAAGCATAATCATAATACCATAAATTTGATATATAACCATTAAATCCACCATTTGCGGCAACAAAAACATCGCCATAATTTTGTTTTGGGACTCCCATTAATTGAACGCTTCGTGTAATAGTTCCATTCACATAAACGTCTAATTTATTATTTTTACATCTTATAATTACATTAACCCACTTATTTAAAGGTATATCAGGTATTATGGTTTCTTCATTAATATCATTAAATGTATTCATCATAACAACAAGCGCATTTGTATTAGGAGCAATATATAACCCAGGAGCATTATTCGGGAAATTTAATCCATTAGTATCTAAATTATTATTACCCTTATAAAATATATGTTTGTATTGACCTTCTAAATATTGTAAATTATTAATGAATATCCATACAGACCATGTAAATTCAATACCATCTGTTGCGTTATTTGATCTATAAATTGTAGCAGAACCATTTAAACTAGGGTCTTGTGTAAATGTAACCATTTGAGTAGCATCTATCATTCCATTTATCAGCTTAGGTGATGCGGAAGGCTTGACAAACCATGAAATCAAGGAAATTCCAATATTCAATAATAAAATAAACATAAAAATCACAAGCAATAAAAAAGAAAATTTTGCTACTAAACTATTTGATTCCGAGAAACTACTATTATTTCCTGTATTTGTTGAAAATGTATTAAAAGTATCACTCATTTATTATATATTAATAAGAAAATAATAGCTAAATTAAATTGTAACACTACTTTGTGTTGTTCCATTTTGAATTAATGAAATTTCTACTTCATATGAACCAAAAAGGTTTGACAACATACTTCCTCCATATCCTTTTGTGTAAATATTCCATGCATCTTGAGGGTTTAATGAATTCGGATAATATTGTAAATTAGAAGTCCAACCATTAAATCCCCCTTTAGGAGTTACATAAATATCAGCATTATTATTTATATTCGCAATACCAGGTAGCAAACAAGTTCTTACTAATTTACCGTCAACATAAAGGTCCATTGTTCTTCCATATACGCTTAATGTTAAATTTACCCATTTTTGGATTGGAATATTAGAAATCATACAATTATGAATAACCGTTTTTCCTCCCGTAGTTGTAGGTTGTTCATTCACTCCAGGATAACAACCTAAAGAGACAATTATATTATTTTCAATTGCGCCTAAAACAACGGAAGGACAAGGGTCTAATCCACTAACACCATTAATAGAACCACCGCTTGCGTCACTTAAAGCTCCCATTCTTCCAAAAACTACCTTAGGTTCACCATAACGATAGTTCCAATCATTTACGTAAAACCACACAGAATAAGCAAAATTGCTATCAGAAGTTCCAGAACTATTTGTTGCTAAACTGGATGCTGTAATAGTAGAAGAATTTTGACCATTTTGAATATTAGATAGACTATTCTTATCCGATAAAAAATACTTTGCCAACATTATTATTAAAACAATTATAGCAATTGTAAAGACAATACTTAAAGCACTCATTGTATAATATAGATTTAGAAATTTTATAATTAATTTTGTGTAATTATAGTTTTATTTGAACCATTTGTAACGGGAGGTGTTTTATCTTTAACTAAATTATACAAATAATAGACATTTGGTGCGGTTAATGGTGTTTTAAAATATACTACATTACATATTCCACCATTAATTCCATTATCGGCGCCAATTGTTAAATTATCTAACGACATATAAGGCACAACTTCAATTTCAGATTTCACTAATTCATTATTCAGAAATATATCTAAAGTTCCACCAATGTAGTTAATAATTATATTATTCCATTTTTGTAACAAAAAATTCTCTTTTTTATAAATAATTCTATTACCATGCTCGTCTAATTCATGTGTTTTAACATTAACTTTTTTTAGACCCTTTTGTTCCATAACAATCATTAAAGTATTTGTAGTTGCGTTGTATAAAATGTTTGGTTTATTACCATAATTTAATATAGAAGTATAATTATTATAAGACGGGTTTGTATTTGGAGGCATCGCGTCAATAAAAACCCAACAAGATATACCATATTGGTAATCAAACTCATCTGTGTTATTTAAATCTTGATACCCTGCTAATGTATGTAGTTGATTTGTATTAACTGGATTATTTACTAATTGATTACCACCTTGTAAAGCGATTTTTTCTTCAATAGATGGTAACTTAAAATACAAGAAAAATAAAATAATTGTTATTATCATTAAAATGATTGATGTTACAAATTGTGAATTGGGTGATTTGGCAATAATGTACTCTTTAACGATTAAATTGATAATATCTGAAAATATACACGGAATATAAAGAATAAGATTTATAATTAAATCAATATAATTATTTTTTTTAGCATTTCCATAGGGTGATTTTGCTATAATTATATTATAAACTAACGCTAATACTGATATTACTAATAATGTATTAATTATAGTTTTAAAAACACCATTTGCAGTAGTGGATGAATTTTGAGCCATATAAACTATCCATCCAATTAGTAAACCTGATGTTATTATACCGAAAATAACTGTAAATGTTTTTTGAATTTTTGTAATTGTAGCATCTGGAAGGGCATTACTTGAAGTATCAAATAAATTAAATATCAAAAACCCGCCCCAAATAATACAGGTTATTAAAACACATATTAAAATTATGGATGATTTACCGCCCGCAATGTCTTTATCTGTTGAGAAATTTTTATCAAAATTCTTTCCATTATTACTCATTGCGAGAATTGAAATAGTTATTATTATTAAAAATAGTATGAAAAGACCAAAACTGTAATATGATAAATTGTCCAATAATTTTTGAAACCCACCTGGTGACGGAGCATTCATTCCGGGTATGGTTGATTGTTTTAATCCATTTGGTAAAGTCCATAGTATTATTAAATATAAAAATGCGAAAAAGGCTAATACAATAGTTAAAGTTAATGAATAACCAAAATATTTTTTAATAAGACCACCTGGGTCTACTTGTTGATACATTATTAAAAGAGTTATTAAACAGAAAAATAAAATAAAATATTTCAATCTTTCATAATTAATATTAATATCATCCATAGAATTTCTTTTAAGACCTTTAAAAAAGACAAATCCTGTTAGTAAAATAGAAATAGGAACTATTATTTTTGCGTAATTAAATAAAAATTTTTCCGGTAATGACCTAAATAATAATATTAAAAATATAGTATAAATAATTACAACTAATACACCTTTAAATTGACTTAAAAAACTTTTTATCGAAGCAAAATCTTGAAGAACCATAATCATTCCTCCAAATACTAAAAATAAAATGAATAAGGTTAAAAATACATCTTGCGCAATTTGGTTATTTGTATGTGAGCTTAATTCCTTAGTAGTACCACTTTTATCACCTGTATAAATTACCCATAATGTAATAATAATCATTATAATTAATAATAATCCAAAAAGTATAGTAATTCCATTATTAGCTAAATATGGTAATAAATTTTGTCCTTGATTGTTATTTATATTAGGGGCACTGCCTACATTACCCACATTACCCATATTATTTGTATTATTACCGCTCATATAATATAATAACACAATTTTATTTTATTATATATTTTCCGGTATATTTTCATAATATTTTCATAGAAAGTTTGTTGTCTCATTTTCTATTAATCTACATATTCTCCATAGCTGTTTTTTTTCCATGACATTCTCTACATAAAGCAACTAAATTTGATACATCATTTCCGCCACCGTGTTCTAATCTGACTTTATGGTCTACTTCAAACCATGCGTTTAATTGAGTTTTACATTCACCGCATTTCCAGTCTTGCTGAGATGCTACATATTTCTTTTTTGTTTCACTAACAGAACGTTTAGTTCCTGTTTTTCCTGAACTCAATATTCTTTTTTCAGAATTTATGTTTGCAGGATTAATATTATTGAATGATTCCATAAAACTGTTGTCATCGGTTGATGTAAAATCAAATATTGGTGAAATCATATCCATAGATGTTTTATCAATCGGCATAAATTTTACGTAATTATTTGCGTATAATAACATATTTCTTCCTTGTGATGGATTTCTTTTCAATAATAAATAAATACCAATTCCTAGCAACGCATAGAAAATCATTTTATAATATTTTTTAAATGTTAATAACATTTTTGTATATTTACCGTCATTATATGCGTTATATATGAAAAATGCTGTTAACCCTAATATAAATATTTCTAGTCTCATTATATATTATTTAATAATATAAATAATATAATTATAGTTTTTATAATTCATAATCAATTTGTTTATTTATTTAAGTTGCATTGAACGCAAAAGTTGTTGACTTTGTACCATTTTCATTAAACCTAACGTCCCGAAAATTAATAAAACAAATGGCAATAAAACTAATAACCATGAAAACCAAATAAATCCTGAACCGCATATGTAATTTAATACTACAATCCATATTATAGCAAATATTAACTTAATAGCGAGTGTCATAATAGAAATACCATTAAACACTGATGAAATTAGTGTGATTACGAATAGAACCGCATATAATTTTGCGGGATTACAAAGATTATTGAACATATTTGTCATTATATAATTAACTAATATTTTATTTCTTATTTCTTAAGTTGAGTTAATAAAAACAAATTATTATCTCTTAATATTTTTTTTGAAGTTTTATGAAAAAATTTTTTATTTGTTTTTTTATGTTTTATAATTCCTCTTGCCTTTCTTGTACTTGTAGTAGTTTTACTTGTACTACTATTTATCGTATGAAATGTATCACTATTTATTTCCCCTTTAATTAACAAAGTTAAATCTTCTAATTTCTCTATTATTTTAGTTATTTCAGACTTATCTGTTATAGGTGAAAATAAATATGTAGTAAATATATTTTTAATTGTTATAAATATTTTGTGTTGAGATTTTGACAAGTTTTTATAATTTATAAAAAGTATATCTATTAATGGAAAATAACATGTTAATAGTCCATGAACATCCACAATATTTATAAAAACATTATCTAAATAATCGTTTAGTTTAATTACTATCTTACTATTTTCTAAATAAGTATATTTGTGTAATATTTTAACTAAATAATTTGTTATATAAAAAAGAGTAAATTCATTTTCTATTATTTTAATTTTTGACTGATTATTGTCACCTTCAATGTCATTACTAAATAATATATACATTATCTCATTTATAAACGTATAATGCCCAGAACCCTTTTTTTTTAACCAAAATATTATATAATTATAAACAAATGGTCTCAATATATTTTCATCAATTTTGTCATATTTTTCAATATATTTTATGTATCTTTCTTCAAAGTAATCTGTAAACAAAATTACAGAAAAAGGTACATTAAATTGAATTGATCTAGTAAACCATGATTTTGGTATTTCCGCATCAATAAATGGAGTATATTCAGTAGAAAGTCCCCAATCAATTAACCGCAATTTAAATTCATCGTCGTTATCTTTAATCAATATATTTGAATCTTTTACGTCACAATGAAAATAATTTTGCGTATTCATTGGAATTATTCCGTTTTTTAATAACTTAATTAAATTATCAGATGTTTTATACCATTTATCAAATGAACCACTGTTATAATTATAATCATCCAATGCTACTCCTCCATTTGGAATGTTCAGTAAAAGTAGTTTGTCTAATGATTCATTTATATTATGGTCGTAAATTTTATCCTTAGGTAAAGCTCTACACTTTTTTTTATATTGTGCTAAATCAAACTTTGTAAGTTTTTCGGGTTTACATACTGTAATGTCATTTACTAAAAAATAATCAGTATAATTTGGAATATTAATCAATTTTCTTTTAACCTTTTCTATTTCTTCATATTCGGATAAAGTGTGTTTTTTAGTCATTAATTTACTAATTTTGTTTTTCTCTCTTTTTTTACTACCTTCACACTTTAAAGCTGGGCTAAATACACATCCATAACCACCTGAAGCGATTGCTTTGCCACCCTTTATTTTTCCATTTTTTCCATTTTTTTCATTTTCATTAATCATATAAATATTTATATAATATGTGAAGAAACTTATTTATCATATAAATAATAAATACTACCTAAAATAGCTGATACTATTCCTCCATAAATTAATTTTGCTTTTATTTTATTATATTCCTTCATTTTAGCATCCATTGGCTTATATTCTTCATAATATTTTACGTAAAATGCGTTCAAACTTATTTTAGGTTTTTCGAGTTTTTCATTTATTTTATTATGTATAAACCACAACCATCTTATAAAAGATTCACGATTATCTAAATAGGATGAAACCGGATATTGGTCTATTAATTTACTAAAATCACTTGCCATTGCCTCAATGGGTATAAATAACGGAATATTTTGAACAAATTCATAATATTTCTTCTTAGTAACCGCATTCGGATGATGAGGATATGTCATTGCTATTGTATGTAAAAAGAACCAATAATGAGGTCCCCAAACTTTAGGGTCTAAATTTGTCATTAATTTAGATTAATATTAAAAGAAACAGAATTTATCGTATTATAAGAATTCCATTATTATGAGCAAAAATAATTTATTTTATAATTATTATTTATGACAGATATTATATATATTATTATAAATTCAATAAGTATAATTATATTATTTTTTATTTTATATTTATTTTTTATACAGAATGATACGTATTTAGATACGAACAACTGGTTAATGATTCTAAATAAGGGAAAATATGAAAAAAAAGGTAGTATAAATGGTATTGAAGTGCGCGTTTTAGAACCACCTCATATTTTAGCGGGACAAAAGGGTGTTTTTGCGACTAAAAATTTTAAAAAATGTGATGTAATCGGAGAATACACAGGAATTGTTAAAAAAGATCAAGATGTGAATATAAATAATTTATATCTTTTTTATTTAGTTGATGACTTAATTGTTGATGGGGAAGTATACAGTAACGAACTAAAATATGTTAATAGCCATTTAAATATTAATAATAAACCAAATTTACAGAGCTCTGTTTGTTATATAAACAAAGAACCCAAGGTTTTATACGTTTGTTTAGAAGATATTAATATAGGTGAAGAATTATTAATTGATTATGGTGAGGAATATAATACAGCTCATTTGTATTCTTCGTAAATATTATATTGAATGGATTATCCCAAGAATAATCATAAAAATAATAAAATTATTGTATTATAAAAAATTCATCATTTTAAAATTAGATAATTTAATGAATAAAAGTTTAAAAACAATTTATTATTATTAATTAATATTTAATTAAAAATGATAAAAAATACAAATATATGTAATAACTGCGGAAAATTAGGTCATTTATTTCATAATTGTAAATTACCCATTACAAGTTATGGAATTATTTTGTTTAGATCTGGGTTTAAAGGGCCGGAGTTTTTAATGCTTAGACGCAAGGATAGTTTTGGTTATATTGATTTTATAAGAGGTAAATATTCACCAAATAATATTGAACATGTTCAAAGTATAATAAATGAAATGTCAATACAAGAAAAAGAACAAATATTAATAGAAGAATTTGATAATTTATGGAAAATGATGTGGGGAAGTGTATCTAATATTCAATATAAAAATGAAGAAATCATTTCTTTTAAGAAATTTAATTTAATTAAAAGTGGAATAATTATAGAAAATGATACAAAAATTACATTAGATGATATTGTGAAAAATAGTAAAACACACTGGGCAGAAACTGAATGGGAGTTTCCAAAGGGGCGTCGCAATTATCAAGAGAAAGATTTAGATTGTGCGTTGAGGGAATTTGAAGAAGAAACCGGAATATTAAGAAATAATATTTCTATTATTGAAAACATCTTACCATTTGAAGAAATATTTATAGGGACAAATCATAAATCTTATAAACACAAATATTTTTTGGCGTATATGAAAAGTAGTGATGAAAATATTGATAATTTTCAAAAAACAGAGGTTAGCAAATTAGAATGGAAAAATTTGGAACAATGTTTAGAAAGTATAAGACCATATAATTTAGAAAAAAAACAATTAATAACTAATATTAATAAAGTATTACAAGAATATAGATTATATTCATAATATATAAGTATTATATGGAAGATATTAGTTCAGAAGAAAAAGGAACAATAGAATTAAAAGAAGAAATAAAACAAAAAGCTCTTGTAGAAGCACCGGAATTACAAGAAGAAAACGACATAAAACAAAAAAATATATGTGGTATAAATCTAAAAAAAGAATATGAACAATTAAAATGTTCGGATGAAAATCTTTATTCAAAAGAATGTAATAAATTTTTGTTAAAAAAAGAGTTAATTGAAAACCAATGTTTAAATGAAAATCCCGAAGAAAATAGTTCTTTGTATCCTAATTTAAATGATACAAATTTTAATATAAAAATTGCTGAAAAGAAGGAATTTAATGATACAAAATATGACGGGACAATACATACAACTATTAAGGAATTTGAAAATAAAACTACAGAAGAATATGCGGATATGTTGGCAAAAGCTGATTTTGAATTACAACCTCATCAAGCATTTGTGAAAAACTTTTTGTCTTTTCAAACTCCATATAATAGTTTATTATTATATCATGGATTAGGTTCAGGTAAAACGTGTTCGGCAATTGGCGTATGTGAAGAAATGCGTGACTATTTAAAGCAAATGGGGTTGTCTAAGAGAACTTTAATTGTAGCATCCGAAAACGTTCAAGATAATTTCAAACTTCAATTGTTTGACGAGAGAAAATTAGAAGAAGTTGAAGGATTATGGACAGTAAAAGGATGTGTAGGTAATAAATTATTAAAAGAAATTAATCCAATGAATATGAAAGGAATACCGAGAGAAAAAATCATAAGTCAAATAAAATCATTAATTAATTCGAATTATTTATTTTTAGGATATGGTCAATTTGCTAACTACATTTTAAAAACAATTGATTATGATGAAGAAATACAAAAACAAAAAAGGAAGCAAATAATAGAAGAAGGTGTATATTCTAAGAGCGAAAGAGGAGAAAAAAGAGAAAAAAGCAAAATACAACTTATTAAAGAAAATATGAAAGATTCTCCAATACAAATAAATAAAAGTATTATTAGAAAACTTAAAAATGAATTTGATAATCGTTTAATAGTAATTGATGAAGTTCATAATATTCGTAAAACAGAAGACAATGAAAACAAAAAAGTTGCAATTAACCTTGAAATTCTTGTTAAAGCCGCAGAAAATATGAGATTATTACTTTTATCAGCTACGCCAATGTATAATAGTTATAAAGAAATTATATGGTTATTAAATTTGATGAATACAAATGATAGACGAGCAAGAATAGAAGTTAAAGATGTATTTGACAAAGACGGAAATTTTAAGGAATATGGTAAAGAACTTTTAACAAGAAAGGCGACCGGTTACGTTTCTTTTGTTCGTGGTGAAAACCCATATACATTTCCATATAGAGTGTTTCCAGATGAATTTGCGAAACAAAAAACATTCCCTTTTGAAATATATCCATCATTTCAAATGAACGGTAAAAGAATTGATGAAGAAGATAAACACCGCATTATTAGTTTGTATTTAAATAAATTAGATAGTTGTGGTGACTGCGGTAACTGTCAATCGTGCGCTTATAGATATATAATTTACAATTTAAAAAATAAATCATTTAGCATAACAACAAAAAAAGGTCAAATAAGAGAAATGCCTAATTTTGAAAACATGGAGTCTTTTGGTTATACATTATTACAAACACCACTTGAATCATTAATAATTTCATATCCTCATGAAGATTTAAAAATGATGATTAGAGATTTACCACGAGAAAAACATACAAATGAATTAGAAGAAGATTTTAGAGAAAAACCAGATAGCGAAATAGAGACACCAGATTCCTTAGTTGAAGAAGTTGAACAAGCAATTGATGAAACAGAAGATAGTCCTGAATTAGATGAAGGAGAGAAAGAAGAAGAAGTAAGTAGTTCAATATCTTTTAAAAAACCTGTTTTAAAAAAGGTTTTAAAAGAAAGACAACACATTTTGGAACCTCGCAGTTTAACTGGAAGAGAAGGTCTCGAAAGAATAATGAATTTTGTTGATAAAAAATCTCCTCCTGAGAAAGGGTCTTTTTCATATAAAAGCAAAGACTCCAAAAATCACATATTTTCTCGTGACATAATTGGTAGATATAGTTCAAAAATTAAAACCATCATTGATAATATTTATACCCCTGAATCGGGAGAAAATGAAGAGATTATTTCAGACGGTGTTATATTAATATATTCACAATACATTGATAGTGGTTTAATTCCAATGGCACTTGCCTTAGAAGAAATGGGTTTTACAAGATATGGAAAAGGTGTAAAACCTTTATTTGAAAACGCACCAACCGATGTTGTCGATGTTAGAACAATGAAAAAACCTGTAAATAAAAAAGATTTTTTACCTGCACGTTATTCTATGATTACCGGAGATCCTAGATTATCACCGGATAATGATTTTGAGGTTAAAGGTCTTACAAATTTAGATAATAAAGATGGTCATAAAGTTAAAGTTGTTTTAATTTCAAAAGCAGGATCTGAGGGTATCGATTTTAAATATATTCGCCAAATTCATATTTTGGAACCATGGTATAACATGAATCGTATAGAACAAATTATTGGACGTGGTGTTCGTAACTTTAGTCATAAAGACCTTGATTTTATAAAACGAAATGTTCAAATTTTTATGTATGGAACATTGTTACAAGATAGTGAAGAAGAGGCTGCCGATTTATATGTTTATCGTGTAGCTGAATACAAGGCAATTCAAATTGGTAAAGTTAGCAGAGTTTTAAAAGAAACAGCAGTTGATTGTATTATTAATCATGACCAGACAAATTTCACACAAGAAATAATGAGTAGAAATATTAAAGAAAAAATCAAGCAAAACTTATCATCTGGATTTGTTATTCATGATTTTAAAATTGGAGATGCTCCTTATTCATCTGCGTGTGATTATATGGAAAAGTGTTATTATGATTGTGATCCAAATAAAGAAATAGACGATAATGATTTAAATGAAGACACTTATAATGAAAATTTTATTACGGTGAATTCAGAGAAAATATTACAAAAAATAAGGAATTTAATGAAGGAAAGTTTTTTTTATAAAAAAGAAATATTATTTCAGCTAATTCAAACACCGAAGAAGTATCCGTTAGTTCAAATTTATTCTGCTTTATCACAATTGATTGATGATGGTAGTGAATTTATTGTGGATAAATATGGAAGAAATGGTCATTTAATAAATATTGACGAATATTATTTATTTCAGCCGCTTGAATTAAGTGATAAAAACATTTCGATTTATGAAAGATCTGTCCCTATTGATTTTAAACATAATTTTGTAAATTTTGAATTAAATAAAGGAAATGTTAAACAAGGAATAGTAAAACAAGGAATAGTAAAACAAGGAATAGTAAAACCAGCAGACGTCTCTTTAAAAATTGGCGAACCAGAAGATGAAGGATTAAGTATTATTTCGGCAGGGAAAAGTTTAATAGACAAACTAAAATTATACTTTAATCTAGCAGTAGAATATTCTAAAGGAGGTGTAAAAGTACCGCGCGGTGACAAAGGTGATGACGCATGGTATAAATATTGTGGTATTGTAATGAATAAAATGGCAGTAGAATATACACAAAATAGTGACCCTGAATTTAAAATTGATTATATGGTTGTTTTTTTAATTCAACACATAATTGAATTATTATTGTTTAATGATAAATTAACCTTGTTAAATTATTTATACTCTTTAGAAACAATAAAACCTAAAACATTTGAATGGTATGCGAAAGAGTATTTTGATTTAAACAGCATTGTTACTAAAAAAATACACGCAATTGTTATGTTTGATATGGGGAAGCGAATGATAATGAAATTAGATAAAACGAATAAATGGGTTGAAGCTGAACCGGAAGATTGGAGAGAAATTGCTATGTCTAAAACCGCAAAAGAAATGCTTACTTTTGACAAAGATAAATATAGCAATGTAATTGGGTTTATTGGATTTGAAAAAAGTAACAGCTATTTGGTTTTTAAAACGCGCGACTATGAATCGTCAAAAAAGAAAAAAAAAGTTGCTGAATCAGAGTCTAAGTTTATAACTGGAGCGCGATGTGATGAAGAAGGTAAGGAAAAAACTATTGAAAAAATAAATCGTATTTTAGGATTTGAAAAATTTACAAAGGAAAATACACAAATGGATAAAGTTAATGGTCAAGTTGTAAGAGAAGCTATCAGTCATAATGAGTTATGTGTGTATCAAGAATTTTTGTTAAGATATTACAATACAATCAATAAAAATGGATTGTATTGGTTTTTATCACCTGAAATGGCATTGTATCATCAAGTTTATAGAATTCACGAAAAGAAATAAATAAAAACTAATAAATAAGAAGTAATAAATAATTATTATATAATTTATATAATTTATATAATTTATATAATAAAATTGAAAACAATTAAAAGATAATGTGAATATACATTATAAGAATGGAATTATCGGCAAAACCGCAACATAAATATAAGAAAAGAGATAATAAATTAGTGACGATTTATTCAAGATGCTTAATTACAAAAAATATTTCAATTCCTATTACTTCAATCGGTAAAAATATTAAAGAGACAATTGAAAAAGTAATTGCGTTTAATTTTGAGGGTAAATGTTTAGTTGAAGGTTATATTAAGCCGAAGTCGTCTAAAATAATTACATATTCTAGTGGTTTAGTTGAAAGAGGAATCAATATTTCATTTGAAGTAGTATTTGAATGTGAAATTTGTTTCCCAGTTGAAGGAACATTAGTTTCTTGCGTAGCAAAGAATATAACAAAGGCGGGTATTCGTGCTGAAAGTGCTGATGAAATTCCTTCACCAATTATCGTATATTTAGCACGTGATCATCATTATAATAATAAACAATTTTCTGAAATAGATGTAAATGATACATTTAATGTACGCGTTATTGGTCAGAGATTTGAATTAAATGATAAATATGTTTCTATAATTGGTGAATTAGTTAAACCTAAACCGGATAAAGAAGTTTATAAAAATGCACTTAAGCCTAAACTTGTTATTGAGGATTTGTAAATTCTTCTTTTAAATCTTTTACAACAGTAGATGAATCTTTTACAACAGTAGATGAATCTTTTACAACAGTAGATGAATCTTTTAAAAGAGTAGTAGATTCTTTTGAATCTTTTACAATATTTTTCTTCATTTTTTCATTTTTATTTATTTTGTCATTTAAAAAATGAATGTTATATAATTCTGGCGACATCATTCTTTCAATACCATCTTCCATTTATTAATGAATTATATAAAAAAATTTTATATTTAATTCATTATATTGAATTATATTAAAAACAAATTTACAATATATTTATAATAATGGAGATTTCTGTTTCTACAAATGATATTAATAATTATTCTGTAAGTGAGCTAAATTATATTAGAGAATCTATTGAAAATATGAATAAATTTAATCAAATAGAAGTTTTAAGAATATTACATAATAATAAAGATGTTACACTCAATGAAAATAAATATGGTGTTCATATTAATATTTCTGAACTAAAAAAACAAATACTTGATGAAATCCTTGTTTATATAAATTATGTGAATACACAGGAAAAAACACTACATACTATTGAAAAAGAAAAAGAGACGTACAAGAATATATTCTTTGAAAAAGATAATAAAGATAACAATACAAAATAAATATTATCAAATGAACTTTCAAGACAAACTTTTTTTAAAAAATGAAGATACTAATTATAATATTGTAGTAAATAAATTACAAGATTATATGCTTAATGAAGATAAAATAGAAAACTCTATAAAAAATAAAATTGTAAAAAAGACGACTGTTTGTAAAAAAGAAAATAAACACAAATGTGAAAAAGATGAAAAAGATGAAAAAGATGAAAAAATCATTGATAATCAAAATCAACACAAGGATATAATTTTAAAGGAAAACTCTAATAAAGATTTACAAAGTAGTACAAACTCAATATTTTTTCCAAGTGAAAAAGATTCGTTATTCTGGTCTTTTTACATTATGAAAAATGGTGAAGCTAGTTATGAAATGATTGATTTTAAGAATTTAATTATCGAGAAAAAAATAAAAATAGAATATATTGAAAAATTACGAAAAGAAAAACAATTGCTTAAAACATATAAGTTTGCTACATTAACACATATAGAAAATCAACTGGCAAACGAACAAAGAATAGACATGAATACTTTTTTAACTTTATGTGTTTTAGAAAATTTAAATGTATTTTATATTAGTAAAAATACGTATTTTGAACTCTTAATGAATGATACTAGTGTTATACATTTAATTAAAAAAGGATTTGTTAATGGAAATAAGTATGTGGCTAATTTTGGTTATAAAACAGACAATAAAGAAAGTGAAGAAATAACAAAATATAAAAATGAATATTATAAAATAGATAATATTGATAAACCTATTAAATCTATATCTTCCTATAAGGTCAAAGAATTAATTGATTTTTGTAATAAATTAACTATTCAAACAGTTAATAATGAAACAAATAAAAATAAGAATAAGAATGAATTATACGAAAGTTTAATTCAATATTTTTAAAAAATTGAATAACAATTTAAAAATATGTATTTATATATATATAATAATGTCTGAACCTGAACCTGAACCTATAACACAAGATTTTGGAAGTAGTGAATTAAATACAGTTTATCTAAATTTAGATGGTCCAACTAAAGAAAAATTTGACAAAATAAAAAATGAAAAAATCAAAATTAATTTACTAAAAGATATATCAAATCCAGAATTAATTAATTTGTTTAATAGCTTATCAAAAGAAAAAAAAGAGGAATATGATGATTTTGGACTGCGTGATAAATATTCGTTGTTAAAAGAATTGTTAAAAGATAGAAAAATGAAAATATTAAAACCTGTTACACCTCCTGTTAAAGAACCAGATTCGCCTCCAGTTACTAGAGAAACATATAAGGTAGGTGATAAAGTAATTGTAATTGATGACATGGGAAATAGAAATAAGTCTACTATTCATAAAGTATATCCAGATAATGACAAAATATATGATGTTGTTTATGATGATGATGACGAATTAGTTGAAGAAGTATCCATAGTAAATATTAGCCCTTATAAAAGTTATTTAAAACCTGAAGAGCAACAAGTATCTAATGTATTTACACCTGATTCGCCATATCATCCATATTCACCAATAGAAACAGCTCCAGAAGAGTTAGGTTTTATACCTCGTACACCACAAGATACGCCTCCCGAAGATATTTTTGAAAAAGAAGATAAGGAAATATTCAATAAAAAAGAACAATCACCACCGCAAATTCTATTCGATAATTTAGTTAAAATGTATTATGCTTCAAACCCGCATATATTTAACTCATTAACATCACACGAATTAGAAATCCGTTTTGGAACAAAAGGAATTAAAAAATTAACTAGAAGCGACTACGATAATGTTATTAAAAAACTAAAATCATTAGGTTTTAACTGTATAAATGAAAGCGGAAATTATACGCTTAAAATTCAAAACGAATTTCTAGATAAAAACAGAGGTGTATTTGAAGTGTCAAATATAAGAGCTGAAATAAACGGTTTGAATAATATTCAAGAATATTGTAAAGCTAATGACATTAATGATTTAATTAAAAAAAACGCGGATGTTGGGTTTACAAGAAAAAATAATGTATTAAATGAGAAAAAGGAAAAAATTAGACCTGTTAATTTTGATGATTTTAATTTCAGAGTTTCTTATCAAACAGAAGAAAAAATGTCGTCTAATAAGGGTTCTATTCCCTTTATTATAAGTAATTGGAGAACATCTAAAAAAATATTTCGGTATTTAAATCGTGTAACATTTGTTCATGATTTATATCCAATTCTCGTTGATATTAGTATAGTAAAACAATCTGACATGATTGATGGTAAGGCACAAAAATATTATACTACTGATGAAGCAGGAGTATTTGATAAACCCGAAACATATGAAATCGAATTAGAAGTTGATAATAGAAGAATTGGACCAGGTTCAAGGTTTAATAATTATAACATTATATTAGAGTCCTTAAGAAGTGTAATTAAAATTGTCTTAGGTGGTCTTCAAGGTACAAATTTTCCGATTTCTTATCCAGAACAAAGACAAGTATTAGAGTCTTATATGAAAATGCTTCATACTGATAATTATAACCCAAAAAAACCAGTATATTCTAGTGATTTTATTGGTCCTTCTTCTTTTACTTTGCAGTTAGAAAATGTATCTCCAATTAACAACAATTCTATTATACCTAATATAAGAAAAGATTTTGTTGTTACTGATAAAGCAGACGGAGATAGACATTTATTATACGTAAATGAAACTGGCAAGATATATTTAATTAATTCTAACATGAAAGTTATATTTACAGGAGCAAAAACAAATAACGAAGAAACATTCAATTGTTTAATAGATGGCGAGCTTATTTCGCACGACAAAGATGGTAAGTTTATTAACTTATATGCGGCTTTTGATATTTATTATAAGAACAAAATAGATCTAAGAACACATCCTTTTATGTCTAATTTTGAAAAAGATAAGGAAAAAGAAAGGTCTAGATCTAAAAAAGATGAAAAAGACCCGCGATATTTAATATTGAAAAGTTTCGTTGAACATATTGATATTGTTTCCATACTACAGCCAAATGAAACTCAAACTGGTCTTAAATCAATTGTCGAAAAGGTCAAGAAAAGAGTTGTAAACTCACCACTTAGAATAATGTGTAAAAAATTTTACCCTGAAAACTTTAATTCTAGTACTAGTAATATATTTGACGGTTGTAATACAATCTTATCAAAAGTAAGAAATGAATTATTTGAATATACTACAGATGGATTAATATTTACCCAGGCTTTTTATGGTGTCGGGGCAAATTCCGTAAATGAATGCGGACCTCTTACAAAAATAACATGGGATTATTCGTTTAAATGGAAACCGCCACAATATAACACAATAGACTTTTTAGTTACTACTATAAAAAATAAAGACAACAGTGATGTTGTAAAAAATTTGTTTGAAGATGGTGTAAGTGCAAGCGCTTGTGTTCAATTAAATAGTTACAAACAAGTCCAACTTAGATGCTCATTTAATGAAAAACGTCATGGTTTTATCAATCCGTGCCAAGATGTTATTGATGATAATTTACCAGAATATAAAAATTACGATGATAAAAGTGATAGAGAATCTAAACCTGTTCAATTTTATCCCACAAGTCCGTATGACCCAACAGCAGGTATTTGTAATCTTATGTTAAAAGATGATGGAAATAACAATAAACAAATGTTTTCAGAGGAAGGTGAAATGATTGACGATAACACAATTGTTGAATTTAGTTATGATTTAGATGGCGAACAGGGATGGAGATGGAAACCATTGCGTGTTCGATATGATAAAACTACTGAAATGCGTCAGGGTGCGCAACAATTCGGAAACGCATATCATGTAGCAAATGATAATTGGAAGTCAATTCATTATCCTGTAACAGAAGAAATGATATCTTCAGGTATGAATATTCCTGACTTAGTTGTAGATGAAGATGTTTATTATAACGTAAAATCTAAGGATTTTAAAACAGAAGGATTAAAGAATTTTCATAATTTGTATGTTAAAAAGTTATTAATTCGATGTGTTTCAAAACTAGGCGACACATTAATTGATTTTGCTTGTGGTAAGGCAGGAGATTTACCTAAATGGATTGCCGCACGTTTATCATTTGTGTTTGGTGTAGACATTTCAAAGGATAATTTAGAAAATAGATTAGACGGAGCATGTGCAAGATTTTTAAAGGCTAAAAGACAAAATAAAATTATGCCTTATGCTTTATTTGTAAACGGTAATTCAGCATTTAATATTAAAAATGGAAGTGCTATGTTAAATGACAAAGCAATTCAAATAACAAATGCTGTTTTTGGAAATGGAAGCAAAGATTCCGATAAAATTGGTAAGGGTGTATCAAGACAATATGGAAAAGGTGCGGAGGGATTTAACGTGTCATCTTGTCAATTTGCACTACATTATTTCTGGGAAACACCTAGCACGCTTCAAGGTTTTATGAGAAATCTATCTGAATGTACAAAATTAAACGGGTATTTTATAGGAACGGCGTATGATGGAAAGGAAATATTTAAGATGTTAAAAAAGAAGGGGGCTGGGGAAAGTGTTCAAATTATTGATGATGGAAAAAAAATATGGGAAATTGTTAAAGGATACAAAGCTGACATATTTGAGGATGATTCAAGTAGTATAGGATATAGAATAGATGTTTACCAAGAATCGATTAATCAATTATTACCAGAATTTCTAATCAATTTTGATTATTTAAATAGAATTATGGAAGATTATGGTTTTAAATTAGTGGATAGAGATGAAGCACAAAATTTAGGATTACCAGAAGCCAGTGGGTTATTTAGTGAATTGTTTATGACAATGATTGAAGAAATTAAGCGTAATAAATACAAGGAAAATGATTTAGGTTCGGCTGCCAAAATGACGGAATTTGAGAAGAAAATTTCATTCTTGAATAGATATTTTGTTTATAAAAAAGTTAGACACGTGAATGAAGAGAAAATTGAAATTGAGTTAGGTGAATATCAAGATGAAGATAGAGTAATGAATCAAGCAATATCTAAAACAAGCGTTGAAGGATATAAAACAAGCGTTGAAGGATATAAAACAAGCGTTGAAGGATATAAAACAAGCGTTGAAGGATATAAAACAAGCGTTGAAAAAGAATCAAAACCTAGTAGTAAAAAATCTGTAGTATCAAAAATTAGAAAATTAAACACAAAACTTGTATTAGTTCCAGCCACTGAAGCTTTAGATGAAAAAGAAATAAAAGAGACGAAACAGAGAACAAAAAAGGCAGATGTTGTTGCAGACTTATCAAATATGGTTTTAGATATAAATACTAGTAAAGAAAAAGAAGAACCAAAAAAATCAAGGAAAATCACTAAAAAAGCAACAAAATTAGTAATTGAAGGAGATGATGAATAAACAATATGTCTAGTAATTACTTAAAAAATATATATTATATTATATAGTTAAATGAGCTATTATATATTACCCAAAGTAATTAATTCTTATATAAAAATAAATCCTTCTTCACAAGAAAATGTAATCGACACTTATATTTCACATAGTTTGTTTAATTATTATAAAAAAATGAAAACACAATTAAATACTATAATTGAAGATGATTCGTCTTTTAATATACAAAATATAGTTAAAATTGTAAACCCATATGAATTTATTTTTTCCAAAATACCTGGTTCAAATTTATCTGTTAGTAAAGTAAAAACACAAACTAGTATTTTTTATGACATGTTGGAAATTATTCACATGTTGAATATTTTTGATAACTATAGAAATACAAATATTAATTTTATAACAATATCTTCAACATATGAAGATGTGAATTGCTGTTATGAATTATTTAGAGAAAATAATAATGACTCTATAGATAACTATACAGAATTTAAATCTAATTTACATGAAGAATTAAATAGAAAAAGTTACGACATTATTTTTTATGAAATAGAAAAAATAGTATATTGTAATTTAAATAATTATATAATAAAATTAATTGATACAATATTATTAATATTACATAGACAAAAAGAGAATGGTATCACTATAATAAAAGTTGGATTTACTTTTCATAAACCAGTAGTTGATATTTTATATTTATTAAGTTCATTATATCAAAAAGTTTATATTGTAAAACCAAATACCAGTAATGTAATGAGTTATGAAAAATTTATTGTATGCAAAAATTTTATATTAAATGATAATACAAGCGAAATATATTTTTCACACATAGTAAAATTAATAGAATTTAAAAAATTTTACTCTAATAATGAAAATATTAAACACATTATTGATAAAGATACACCATATTTCTATATTAATAAAATTGATGATATTAATAATATTATTGGACAGCAACAATTAGAGACAATTGATCAAGTTATAAATATTTATAAAAATAAAAATAAAGACGATAAAATTGAATCATTAAAAAAAATAAATATACATAAATCAATAAACTGGTGTGAAAAAATGAAGATTCCTTACAATAAATTTTCAGAAAAACCTAACATTTTTTTACCTATAATAAATACCAATACAGAAAAAGAAGATTATTATTTAGAAAATGAAGTTATAGAAGAGGAAATTTTATGCATTATTATAGAAGAAGAAATATAAAATAATAAAAATAATAAAAATGTAATAAGGAAAATATTTATAAAAAAAATATTTATAAATATTAAATGGACGTTGAAAACGAAAAAAATATTGTTACTCAAGAAACAATTTGTGATGATTTGAAAAAAATTGTTGAAACTGAAAAACAAATTGTGGCGATTGAAACCAAAATGGATGAAATAAAAAAACAACAATCATGCTGTTCTTTAGATATTATTAAAAACAAAATTAATGACCAGGATTTTCAACAAAAAATTGGTTTTATCCCTTTAGTAGCTGTAGAATTATATAGAGTTTTAGTTTCATCTTTACTTATTTTATTTGTTCCGCAAAAATGTTTTGACCATGTTTGTTCATTAAGTGAAAATATGGTTTGGGAAAATCATTTATATAACGCAGGACTTGTTGTTAATTTTATAACATTATCCTCATTTTTATCATTATATTATTGTGAAGTAAAGAGAGAAAATAGATTAATTACATATTTAGATGTAAATAAAAATGTTCCGTGTGATAATGAATCTGTTGGAAAAGTTCTTGAATTGTTGCCATTAGAAAAAAGAACCAATATTTTATATTTAGATAAATGGTATCAACGTGCGGCATACACATCAATTTTACTTTTCCTTTTAAATACTATTCTTAGTGGATTTGTTGTGTTTGAATATTATTTGGATAATCAAACAACCTCAACCTATATTACTAATATATTATTTATGGTGACTAAATTAGGAGATATATATGCTACCGCAAATACAGAACAAAATGTGTTTTATTCCGCATATTTAAAGGGTAAAATTCAATTTAATGATGTTGACCCAGATAAAAAAGTCGGGTTAACAATTGAAGATTTAAAGAATGAAGATTTAAAGAATGAAGATTTAAAGAATGAAGATTTAAAGAATGAAGATTTAAAGAATGAAGATTTAAAGAATGAAGATTTAAAGAATGAAGATTTAAAGAATGAAGAT